TCAGTTCACTCGCGAGAAGTCTGGCGTCCATGCCGGCGCGGCCGGCGGTGGGTTCGGGTCGGCAATGGTAGGGCTGATCATGCCCAGCTTCATGCGGGCGTACATGCGGCCCACCAGCGGGCGCTTGCCCCGGCTTTCGACAAACACCCACTGGCGGTCAATCAGCCAGCGGCGTTGGTAGGCCCTGGCCTTGTAGCCGGTGAGTTCGGCCAGCTCCTCGTCGGAGAGGATTTCAGTTTCCATGGGATTCTCCACGCCGCCGGCGGCGGCAGGCTGTTGAGTAGGGGGGAGGGGTTATTGCTGGATCAGTTCGGCGGGGACCATGACCGTGGCGCCGCGCTTGGCGAAGACCACGGCGCGGAACACCGCGATGATTCGGGTTTCGCCGGGCTGGCGGTTGAGTGGATCGTTCGTCGCGTCGGCCAGCCACGGGTGCCGGTGGCCACGCTCGACCCAGACGCCGTACTTCGTGATCAGCTGCTCGGCGTCGGGCAGGGCGAAGAGATCCAGCTGGCCCGCGACGGGCTGTTGCTCACCCGCGATCGCGTTAATTGCCCAGTCCAGCGCCGACCCGGTCAGTTCCTCGGTGCTGATGCTGACCAGGCGGTTCATCGCGGGCGCCACTTAGCTAGCTCAGCCGTTTCACAGTCGGCCGCCAGCTTCAGCAGATTTCGCGTGGTCGGTCTGAAGTTTCCAGTGTCCGGGCAATCTTCAAAACGGTGTCCGGCCGGGAATAAACCGAAGGGCCCATGCCATTCCCAGTTCATCTTCCAGTCTTCCCACACGGTGTAGGCATCTTGGCCTTCGCCCCAGTAGTCCAGGCCGCCGCCAACGCTTGGGTAGTGGCTGACGCGGACACCCTGCTCGTAAGCGCGTTCTGAAATATCCTCATCAATCCAAGCATCGCGATACAGCGCTGGATGAATCAGTACCAGACGCTTGCTGAGTTTCTTCTCGATTCGAGCTTTCATCGCCACGGCCCCTTGTAGATGAGGTAGGCCATGTAGAGCGGGGCGAAGATCATGGTGTCACCTTCTTTGCAGCGCGCTGTGCTTCGTGGAATTTCAGCACCTCTTCCATACCGGTGTTGACCGCAACAATCTCCCGATCGAAGTAGGCCTGGGCGTCAGTTTCGCCCTCCGGCGGAAGCTGACCCGGCCCAACCAGTGAGTTGTAAATCCACTCCATGGCTGCGACAGGGCCTTTCCCGTGTTCCTCCTCGATGAGCGCCGAACGCATGGCCAAGATGTAGCGGCCGAACATCAAATCCATTTCCTTGATCATGATGCGGCGTGTTTCGCTTTCGGCGATCAGTGCCAGCACTGCGGCAGGGTTGGCGGCGGCAATGAATGCCGCGTTCTTCAAGTTGTCCGGCCCCTGGCAATCGACAATCACAAAGCCACTGTTCAGCTGGTCGCTTTCTGCCGACATGACCTGTCGCTCGCCATCGGTGCACCACTTACCTTTTGTGGCAGCCTCGGCCAGTTGTTTCAGTTTTGAATGGTCGCTCATCCGATCACCGCCTTTATGGTCAGGGCCAATGGAAGCCAGAAGAAGAGTAAGTTGCCGGCCATGCAGGAAAGGATCATGGCGACAACTCCAGTTCGGCCGGCGCTGTGGCGGCCAGGGTTTTGACGGCAAGGGCGTACACGTCCGGGTGCTGCTTGTCGAAGGCCGGCATGTGTTCAGTTTCGATCCAGGTGCCGCGTACGGTGCCCTTGGCCAGCCATGCCGGCTTGCTCCCGGGCGCCTGCGTCCACGCGGTGACGCCGATGCCGTGGCTGGCGATCTGTTTGGCGGTGATGAAGCCCTGACGGCGCAGCTGGGCCAGAACCTTCAGTGCCGACTCTTTCCACGGCGTCAGGCGCACCGGTGCGGGCACTCCGGCGGGCAGGTTCGTCACCAGCACCGGCACCTGGCAGCGCTCAGACGGGTTCCAGTCGAACATGTACCAGTCATAAAACGGTTGTTGATTGCTGACCTCCAGCAGGGAATGAGCAAGGCTGAAGGTGAAGGCGTCACCGTGGCGCGTCCAGCTCGACCTCGGCACGAGAACCCTTACGCCGAGGTGCTCCAGCATCTTCACGATGCCTTTGCTGGCATCGGTGATCTTGCTCACGATCACCAACCGGTAATCCGGCCCGGCACGACCGTACAGCTCGTCGCCGCGACACGGCAGGATCTGGTCAGCCACCTTGGCGTTCAGCTGCATCTTCGCCTCGACGCCGATCTGCCGGCCGTCTTCATGCACGACCAACACATCGAAGCCAGCGGCTTCGGGGTAGCACGTCCAGCCGGGCAAATCGTTGAACTCCTGGATGAACAGCGCGCAGAGGTCAGCCTCCTTTTCGATTTTCTCGATAGGCATGTCTCGTCCTTGCCGCTATAGCGGCTGACTTTGAAGGGGGAGGGAGTGGCCTTTTGCCTCAATAGTGCAATCGGCCGGGATAGTTGAAACTGATAGTTCTGCTCAGGACAGCCCACAGGAGAGGGACATGTCACACAGTCTGGATAGGCCTATCACCCATGAATACCGCGGGCACCAGCTGTTCGTGAAATTCGACTGGGACAGGCCTAACGCCGAAACGCCGGTTGCAGCGCACGTAGTCGAGAGCAGTGAAATTCCCGGGTTCGCCAACACGGTCGCCGATCTATCTGGACCATGGCCGGATTATCAGGCTGCGCTCGCCGAGGCGGTGGCCACCGCTGAGCGCTGGATCGACAGTCAGTTGCCCTGACTTAAATTTGGCATCTTGCCGAGGTGGTCTTCGATGAACTGCTCGGTGAAGGGCTGGGCGACCTTTTCGGTGGCGCCACCGGTATTGTCATGATCGATCGTGTTCGCGGAGCCGCTCGCTTTATTCTGCAGGCGAGCCCTGAATCGTTCGTACGGCCCGTCCGGCAAATTGGTGATTGCGTTGGCCGCCTTGATGAGCAGGTTGCCGAGTTTCTCTTGCGCCTTTGGCGTGAAGAATCTGAAACGCGATCCGGCTGGGTAGTACTCGTCATAGGCCATCCGGCTGCACAGTGTCGAAGCATCATCAAGGCCAAGGCTGCGCCCGTAGGCGATCAGTTTCTCGCGCTCTTGGTCCTGCTCATCAATCCGCTGATCCGCTGCGTTCAGGCGCTGCTGCAGGGCGTCACGCTCGGCGGTGACCCGGTCGAAGTCGGTCGATTCCACATACCGCCCGCCGTCGACCGGCACCATGTCAGCGCATGCTTCGTCGGTGTCCCTGTCCAGGTCGTAACGAATTACCTCGCTCATCATGCAATCTCCATCGATACCAGATCATGGGCATTCACAACCTTCATGCCGAGCTCCTTGCCGATGTGCACTTCAAGGCTGGCGCCGCCAGAGTCCTGCCAGCCGGGCAGGGTGGCCACGGTGTCGCATTCCATCAGGGCCGCGATGTCGCGGCGCATGCATTCGCTCCAAGTGCCGGGCTCTGGGTTGAGCTCGGCGGGATTGATTACGCTGTGCCCAGCGGCGCGCAGGCTGGCGGCCGTGGAGTGGAACAGCGGGAAGTTCAGGTCCAGCATGTTGGTCATTGGTCCGCTGAGGTAGATGCGCTTCATGCTGCCTCCGCGATCGGGCGGAACACGCATTTGCAGTCGTCAAACTGAGCGATGATTTTTCCCTGGGCATCGAAGTACTTCACGTTCCAGGTAGGGTGGCAGTTGTGCGTGTGCTTCCCATACTGCAACTGGTTGGCGAACTGAACATCGAGATTGGCGGAGCTGTTCATGCCCACGATCGTCCCGAGGTCCCCGTCCACCTCGACCATCATGCCCAGCTTGGCGAACTCGATGCCGCGGTGCCGGATCATGCCGTCGACGAACTGTTGGGCTTTCGTTTTCTTGGCGTTTCTGTTTTCTGTGGGCATGTGGCGTCCTATGCCGGGGCATGCCCGGGCGGTGGAGTGGCAATTTGATGTTGTTTTGTGGTTTATTGCTGAAAGTTTCTAGGGATTAGACGAGGCAGCAAGTGGGCATAGAAAATCTGATGATGACAATTCACAGAGTTCCTAAAATAGAACTGGATACCGGAACAGACTGGACTGCTGTTTGGACGGCTGTTGGAACTTCTCTCGCGACTATTGCTGTTGTTTTAATAACCACCGTATATACAGCATACTCTTTTCGTAAAACAATTAAGGCGCAAAAGGAAGTGGCTGATTCGCTGGAATCGAGCCGTATCGCGCACTCCAAAGCCGAAGCAGTCGCTCGCAGCAGGCAAGATTGGATAAACAGCTTAAGAGATGCCGTGGCTTCTTTTGTAGCCAGTGGTGACGATTTGTACGCTGCGTCATCGAAGTTGCATCATAGACCGCCGGTGGATCATGGGAGTGCAGAGGATGTGCGGCGCTCCCGAGATTTGTATGATCGCCTTTATTCAGAATTTGCTCTTAATTTGTCGAGCGCAAAGCTGCATTATTCTAGAGTTCAGCTCTATACAAATCCTACTGAAAAGGAAACCGACGAACTTCTGTTGGCTATGAATGCCTATATTGATGCAGCTACGAATCGTAAACCTACTGCTGATTTAGGTAATGCTGTGGTAAGGATTGCTCAAAAAATAATAAAAAACGAATGGATAAGAGTTAAAGAAATGAAGTGATCAATCACCGCAGAAGCAGTCGATGTCCTCAGAGAGATAGTCGAAATCGAAGTCGGTCTGCCGTGATCGTTGCTCGGCAGACCAGCCCATCGTTTTGTAATCGGCGCGATCCTGTCGGAATACCTGGCCGAACCGCTCTTCAGTGCCTGACCACCAGATCACGCGCGACGGGTCATCCATGATGGTTTTTATCAGCTTGCCTTCGTTCTTCTTCCAGCACAGATCGCAGTTGCCGAAGTCTGAATCCATACCCAGATCGAAGGGGTGGGCTGCCCAAAACGCGCCGACATCCTCCTTGGTGATACCGGCGGTGAAGGATGGGCAGACGTTGTCCCAGCGGGTGCCGCCGCGATCATTGGCGGCCATCATTCGGTGGTAGCGCTTCGGTTCGTCGTACCGGATCCCGACGACGCAGTCCCACTCGGTGTAGCCCAGAGCGCGCATGTGCTTCTCGCCGATCTTCACCTTCAGGTAGGCGGTGCACATGTTGTTCGAGAAGTTCGGCAGTACCGGCGGCAGGTTCTTCTCGGCTTTTCGGTACGCGGCGTAATACTCGAGCATCATGGTGAAAGGCTCGCCGTTGCGGCTGGCCGTCTCGAAGTCCACCAGCTTGTACCAAGGGGCGTCATCGGGTTGGCCGTACACGCGGCACCACTCCATCCAGACGATGTTCACGTTCCAGCGCTTGGCGATCTGGTCGATGAAGACCAGCGTTTCCTCGCGCTCCTTGCCGGTGTTCTGGAAGAACAGGTGAACGTCCGGCGGCAGAGCTCCGCCATGCGCCTCGAGGATCTTGTAGACCATGTGCCCGCTGGTGCGACCACCGCTGATGCCGATCTGGGCCGGACCCGTGATCAGGTAGGGATTCATAACTGCTCCAGACAGCCGATTGCCTCGCCGGCTGGCGTGATTCGTATAAGTGGAGTATTTATCTGCAATCTCACATTGGCAGGAGGCCGACATGAGGTTGCAGAGCGATGTAGATGCGCTGGCGGCTATCGAAGAGGACGCCAAGGCAATGCTGAAACGGATAGGGCTGCCTGACGACGCAGTGAAGCTGGAGATGGCCGTGTTCCTTCGGGAGGTGATTGACCTGGCTAGGTACATGGAGTCGGCGCATCGAATCTTTGAGCCGCCAAACTTCGTCTGAGCTGGCGAATTGCCCGGCGTTGCGGTATTTGTGTTCGTCCCGGCACGGAGCTGGGTCAAGGAGACGCTAATGAAAGATGAAGATCTTCAAAAAATGAGGATGAATGGTCTCGCGAAAGACGAGGCAGACTGTAAGCGACTGCGCATTCCTCACCGATTCGTGCACATGTCCGCGCTTTCACCATCCACAAGAGACTCCCACGCCGAACGTCACGGTGAGCTGTTCACTGCCGACGAAATCAGAGAGTGGTCGAGCAGGGAGAATAATGACGTTGGCTGCAAGTGCACATTCACTCTCGTAATGGTCGACGAGGAAGGTCAACCGCGGACGCCGGCGCTTATTCAAAAGCTCTTATCGGCGAAGGAAGCGTACCTTCGGCGCCGTCAATCATCGTGAGGCGCGCGTAGTTGCTCGCGCTGATAAGCGATCTTCAGTTTCCGCGACACGTTTTCGGGTATCACGTATTCGTGTCGCGGCGGAGTGAGTAAGGGCAGGGCACCGCCCGGGCCAAGTCCGTGCAGGTGGTGAATCTTCAGCGTAATCGCCTCGCCCTGTTCCTCGATGCCGCTCCAGGCCATCAGCTCAGCAAGGGCTTGGCGCGTGGCGGGCAGGGTGTGGAACCGAACCTCTACTTCGCCGCGGCTCTTCCTCTTCACCGCGGCTTTCTCTGACCGTTCCGCGTTGCTCTTGGCCATGGCCTACCTCTTCAATTCCGCTGGCCGGCAAGTCCAGCCAGGTCTGTCGGCGGCGCGTGGCCGCCCGGTTGGTGGTTCGTCTCACGCTGCAACCTTCACCTGATGCCATGCGCCGGCGGCGTAGAACAGCTTTGCGGCCTCGGCCTCTGTCAGCGACACCTCTGCCGGGATGGCGATCCATCCCGACGCGACCATGTGGTTCGGGTTGCAGGTGCCACGCAGCTCCAGGTAGTGATGCTCGATTGCGTCCGTCAGGCGTTCGACCTTGTAGATACCCTCTGGCGAGATCTCCACGGACTTGATGTACTCGCCGCTGCGCTCGTCTCGACACATGGCGGCGATGTAGATCGTCCAGTGATAGGAGAAGTCGAACAGGGCGTTGGCAATGGCCAGACTCCGGATCTGCCGGCAGTTCTTCCAGTTCACCATGATCTGGCTGCCGCTCGGGTCAATGTTCACCACTGCGACGTGGTTGGTGCTGAGCAGCGCTCGGCAACTGCGTTCGGCCCGGGCGAAACCGTTGTTGGGTTTGCGTTTCGATTTCATAGCGAGTCCGCCATCTTGCGCAGCGCCTTCCGGTCAGCAGCCGATATTGGCTTCGGGCGCCGCTTGAGGACCGTTTCAGGGTCTATTTTCTTCGAGCGGGGCGGTGGCAGCGGGTTGCGCGGCGGACTTTTCAGCTGGTCGATCTGTCCGCCGGCGGCCAGGAACTGGGCGACTCGTTCAGAGATCGACTCAGCGTCCGGCCGGTGCTGCTCCACCAGGTTGAGATGGTTGCTGATCATGCTGGCCTCACTTGATCCGGATCGAGCTTTCGCCGCGCTCAAGATGCGCCCAGGCTGGTTCCGGTAGCAGTTCATGCTCCGCGTCTTCGCCGGCGGCCATGCGCTTGCGCACGGCTTCGTTGTGCTCACGAATTTCCTTGAGCTTGGCGGCGATCGCATTCTTGTCCGGCGCGATGCTGGTTTTCACAGCGGTCAGCTCGTCCGGAACCGCGTCCTCGTTGTCGACGATGACCTTCTCCTTGCCCAGGGCCAAGGTGATGGTGAACAGCGGCCGCTTGATCGACTTGAGGTTGGCTGCTTCCATGTTCCGGCGCAGGTAATCGCTGATCTGCGCAACGCTGTTGGACTTGATGCGCTTGAGCTCTGTCAGACGCTCAATCTCCGTGTCGATGGCCGCCACGTCGCTTTCAATGTTGCGGCGCAGCATCACGATGTTGTCGGCCTTCACCTCAAATTCGCCTTGGATTTCGTCCATTGCGTGCTGCAGGGCCTCTTTCAGGCCCTCGTCGTCGGTGTCTGCCATTCCTTGAAGTTCGGCGAGCTTGCCGGTCAGTGCGTAGAGCTGAGTCATGCTGCATTCTCCTTGCCGGGCTCAATGGCCGCTTTGCGCTCTTCAAAGGCGCGAGTGATTCGGGCAATGAACGTCGGCTCGTTGCGGCGGGTCGCCTCGCGGATATATTTGACGTTCAGCATTTTCAGTTCGTGAGCGGTCACGGCCTTGCCCATCGTTTCCACCGCAGAATTCAGCCAGTCCAGACGCTCCTGCTTCTGACGCAGGATTTCGGCGTCCTTGTCCACTGCCTGCTCGATCGCTTGTTCTTCCTTGAGCTGCTCGACGTAGGTTTGGTCATCGAACATGCCGAGAAACACGTCGGCACTGAAGCCGAGCATTGAAAGCGACTTCTTGATGGCGTCGGTCAGCGACTTCTTCGGCGCTTCCCCGTCTGTGGTGGTGCCGTACTTCGATTTGTAGAGGTAGCGCGTGCAGCCGTACTGCTCGATCTCGCCGCGCTTCCCGTCCAGCTCGAACCAGAAACGAATCTTGATGGTGTGGTTCAGCTCACGGCCCAGCACCAGGCGTTTATCTCCTTCTCCGCTGACCATTTCCGAGCCCTCATCGAAGCGCTCTTCAACAATCGACCAACCAAAGCCAATGCCGACCGGGCCGAAAACCTCAGTCGCTTTCATGATCATCGCGGTGCCGTTGAGGCTGGTGATCTTCTGCCCGCCAACCTCGGCCGCTTTGGTGTAACGGGTATCGGTCGTGCTGACCTTGTCCCAAATCTGCATGTTTTTATCGGACATGACTGTTCTCCGCGCCACCGGAGTGGGGCGCTGTGGGAGGGTTATTCGGTGGCTTTGCTGATTGCGACGCGGAGCTCGAGGATTTCCCGAAACTCCATGTCCTCGGCTCTGTCGCCGATGCCCGGCACATAGTTGAATGAGTCAATGAACTTTGCCCATGCATCCACCGTTTTCTTGGCGGCTGCCAGTAGGGCAGGAGAGGCGGCGATCAGCTTGGCGTCTGCTTCCTCGTACACGAAGTCGACGACTTGTTCCTGGTCTTCGTTGTAATCGATAGCCCACCCGATTTGCCCCGGGAACCCCTGCCCGCCAATCTGTCGAGCGACCCACGGTCCCGGCGTGTGTTTTTTATTGGTCATGACGATTCCTTGCCGCGCCCAGCGCAGCGATTGAATGCTTGGTTTATTGAGTGATGCGGTCGGCGAGGGCGCTGAGCAGCATCAGGAAAGTGAAAACGCCAATGGCGGAGAACGAGCCGCGCCGGATCAGAATGCGGCGGGCCAGCTGCCGGGAGGTCATCGGAACACCCGGAAGGTGGTGGACTGCGGAGGCTGACAGGTGCTGGAAGAGTCACGGGCCACGTTGTAGCCGGCCATGATCAGCAGCAGGCCGCCGGCGAGAACCCAGAACATGACCTTCATGGCCGAACCCTCGCGGCGATGCGTCCGCCTTTCATCGTCACCGACAGGCGCTGCGGCAGATCCTGAACCAGATCCTCGCGCTTGCGGCCGATCACCTCGTTGAAGGGCAGGCCGAAACCCAGGATGGCGATCTTGCGTTCGATATCGGCCAGTTGTTCATCAACCAGCGTTGTCACGATTGGCGTGGTCATGCGGCAGCCCTCTTCAGTTCTGCGTTGCGTTCGACGAACTTGGCGTCCAGCGCATCCCGATAACGATTGGCGGTAGGCGTGTCGATGATCTGGGCGAACTCAGCCATTTCGATCATGCCCATGACAAAGGTGCGATCCGGCACCGGAGTGCATGACTTGCGCATCTTCGCGATTTCAAGGCCCAGCCGGGCCAGTGCTACCTGATTGCTCATAGCTCGTTGTCCTCGGCCTGGGCGATCAGCGCGTCATCAACAAGGGGTCGAAGTAGTCCCTCTGCGATTTCGCCGAGCTTGCCCAGTGGGTGGTCGCTGGGGCCGAGCAGTTCAGCAGCGGCGGCCTTGTCTGCGTGGCCGCGCTCGGCGGCGATCAGCAGGTAGCCCAGCGAAGCCGTGGTGATCTCGCAGTCTTCGAGACGTCCGTTTGCATGTTCATCAACTGCCAGAGCGAACTGGGCCAGCGTGACGCCCTGAGCCGGCCGCATGCGGCGCTGGAATGAGACGTCGCAGCCGAACCGCGCCAACTGCTCAGCGGCGTTGTGCAGCCACTCAGCCCGAGCCACTTCCTGCGCGCTCTCGCTCACCATCGGAGGCAACTGTGCGTCGTGCATGGCCTGACAAATCTTCAGTGCTGCGTTCATGGTCGCCTCCGGGGCATCAGTCGGTGTACGCGATGTACTTGAATTTGCCGTCCTTGAAATACTCGAAGCGGCCGCCGAACGTGCCAATTACCAGCTTGCGCACTTCTTCCATCGTCGTTCCCTCGGGATAGACGCCTTCGCAGATCTGCGATGCATGGGTATGAGAGCTGATCCGGTAATCGATCTTGCTGGGATCAAGCGGCCTAGGTTCCCAAGAGCGATACACGCCGGTTGTTTTGTCGATGTTCACGACGTAGTCATTGACGATCTCGTCGTCGGCCTCGTCCCACTGGCAGGTATCGCAGAAATGTCGCGGCGCAGTGCAAGCAGAGCAGGGCGGGCTGATGTGGCAACTGCAGTTCACCGCTTCGCGAATTTGAACGATGCCTTTGCAGCGGTTGCGATGGCAGACATCGCCTTCGGAATATCCGAAATCGGTCATGACGACCTCCAGTGTTCGGTTGATTCAACAAAACTCGGATGCACTCATCCGCTCCGCTGGTTGCCGTTGGGCGCGGAGGGGAGTGCATTCGGGTTGTGTCGGGCCGGGAGTAAATGTCAGCCTGTCTGTTAAACTTATTATCTGAGAAAGCTATTACTGAGATGGGGAAAAGAGGTTGCGTGCAATCTGGAACTGCCTGAAAAAAATATGGACCTTCTTGCGAAAGCTGCCGGGGAAAATAGTTGAGCTTTTGCTCATGATTACTGGAATTCCATGGCTATCAGATCGATCTAGTCAGTGGTTCGCCCAAAGAAATAAGTTCGCACTCGCGGCTGTGTGTGCAAATTTGCTCTACCTGATTTTTATGGGCCTTTCTATCTGGGGAATAACAGCACACTGGAATGACTGGACGACGCTCCAAATCGTGAGTGCTTTTCTGTCGCTGACTTATTTGGTTCTGCAGTACGGCGATGCTTTGTTTAAGTCTCACAAAGGGTTGAAGTCGCCTGAATCCGAAAAAGGTGATGTTGGGGTTGAAAAACCTATCGACCAGTTAAAAGGATAGTCACCCAGGCCCGCTACTGGCGACGGCCTGGGTTTCCAGCATCAAGTTGTCTTCGAGCGCTGGGGTGGCCTACCGCGTTCGGCCGATGCGCGGTGACATCGACGGCCTCCTGTCCGCTGCCTGTTTGAGAGATTGGCGCCGGCCTTCAGGCTTACCGCGCCGCGCGAGGTAGATCAGTTCATCTATTTCATGATGGTCATCCTCCAGTGCGCGCCGTTGGCATCTTGGCGGGCGCTCGCCATTCTCAGTCTTCAAAAAATGCAGATGACCGGAGCTGATCCCGGCATCACAGATCAATCATCTGTCGAGTCCCGGCCTAACCGGGGTGCGCATCAGCCTGCGCATTCATCCGCATCGGGGTGTGATCTGCCCGGGAATCGAACCCGGAAGACTTACGCGTTCGGCTACCGGGCGCCCGTCGCCTTACGCTGCGTATCTGTGCCGATACCGGCCTTCTTACCGTCGAACCGATCCACAGATCACACCCCGATGCGCTCTCATAGAGAGGATCGGGCAGCCGCCTTGCAATCAGCCGCTGTCATTCGATGGCCGTCTTCGCACTCAACGACGCGCACGCCGCTGGTGAGTCCACGTTCAGCATTGAGCCTGTTCGCCTCTCGGATGCAGGCGTTCAAGTCGGCGTCGACGAAGACCTGCAGCTCTCCGCGCAGGGTTATGTGGATGACCTTGTTCATCGTCTTGCCCTCGGTTGTTTTCCCAATGCACCCGACCAATCAGCAGCTGGGTGCATCAGTGAAAATTCCGTGTTGCTCTCCGCCCCATGCTCGGCGCCGCGGTTTCCCCACCTGGCCGGCGTCACACATTTCGTGTTCGATGTTCTTCGCCGGCTGGCTTGCATGGTTTGGCGTCCTCCCATATGGGGAGTCCGGCAGGTTCCAGAGCCTGCATGGGGATCGAAGTTTGTGTTTCGCGCTATTCCCGTTTCCGGGGATCGATCCGCGAAGATTCCTGACTGTTAAAGAACGGCGCGGCTTTCGCTGCTGGGCCGGTGTTGCGTTGGCTTGAGGTAAATTTACCATTTGGAAATTACCTGTCAATGCATAATGGTAAATAAATTGGTAAACAAAATTTGGATTTTGGTAAACGGCTGATGCTATTCATTTTTCTCGGGACGAAAAAAAGCCCGCTCTCGGCGGGCTCCGTAGATGCCTTTGTTCCGGTCAGGTCCTTAGCGGAACCCAATACATCCTTGATTGAATTTCATGGTTATCGCTCAGCTCTATCGAAACGGACTTTGCTGATTGCTCATTTTCAAATGGGCCGGTGATGATGGTGTTCCCGTCTCTTGCAAGCACGCGTATATCCAGGTCGCCAAGTAGCTCTTCAATCCGATCCGCCTCGCTAGGTTGAGCAGCTATCCGAACTGTCCAGCCGTGAAATTCGCGCTCAACTGCATGATCGGTTATTGGCGGATACTTTCCGCTTACTGAGTCCCTGTAGATGATCTCACTGAACAGCTTTGGGCCATCTCGCATAGTGATTAGGGCTTGCTTGGCTTCTTCCTTTGTTGCAAATGGCCCTGCGCCCACAGACAAGCCAATCATGGAAACAACAGGGAGGCCGGCGTTTTGAATGGCCTCTATTGTGCGCCTCTGCTCCTCTTCATCACGGCAGGAGGTTGAAGCCACCCAGCCATTTTTCAGCCGTGGAACTGGCGCTGGTTCAATATCTGCCCCGCAGTGTTTGCACTTTATCGCGGCCATCTTGATGGATTCCGCGCAGAGAGGGCAGGGGCGGGAGTCTGTATCCGTACCGGCATGGGCTGCAGATGATTTGCCACCAAGCAGGATCATGAGTAAGCCGGCCAGAACAACTATGCCGCCTACGATGGTATGTATCTGGCGGTCAGCCATCAGGCCGAGGTTGTTGACCCTGCCGCCAGATCCCGTCGAGACAGAAACATCCATACCAAGCGCAAACATCAGCCAGCAGATGCCGACAATTATTGCAATGGTCCCAAAGCCCTTCATTGGATCCCTCCATCAATTGAGCTGAAATTTTATCATCCGGGTGTTGCGCCAAAATTGGCTGAATGGGAGAAGTTGGCATGAAAAAGCCTGTTGCCGGGCCGCGCTGATCATGATCGGTCTTGCGCTAAGCCTTTCGCTTAACGATCCAAACTGCGTTTTTGCAGATCAGCTATCACCCGATTTTTGCATAGTAGAGGTTCAAGGCAATTAGCTCGAACGTCGCCACAAATACGCAAAAGGCAACGAACCCTCGGGTGAATACCCGGCGAGGTTTTTCATAGCCCTGATAGCTACTCAGCGCGCTGCAAAGATTGCCTAAAAATTCCCAAAAATCCATCAGGCGTCAGTCCTTCCCAAACCATCGTCGAAGCCCCTTTGAGGCCGGCTTGTCAATTTATGCCAAACCCGTGCTGTGACAATTTTTCGAAATTGTTTTCCAGGGCTTCAGATGCTGACGGTGTCAATTTATAGCAATCGTGCATGTCGGTTATCTGGAGTACATCGCCCACCAGAACACATGCCCTAGAATCGAAATCTGCTGATCCTGGATCTGCTGGAAGGTGTAGTCCTCGTCTGGGTGCTCATCGCGATTGAAGCTGCGTAGGCGAATCCCGATTGGGATGCGATAGACCTGCTTTACTCGAAGCTGGCCGTTGTGGTTGATGGCGTACATCTCGCCGTCGACGATATCGCTCAGTGAGTTTTTCCCCACGTTCACGCCGACCGTGGCGCCGTCGCGCAGCACAGGCATCATGCTGTTTCCGCCGACTTTCACGCATTTCGCGTTGCTGAACTGAACGCCGTTGTGGCGCAGATCCTTCTTGTTGAAGCGCAATCGCGAGTTCGCGCTTTCCTCAATCGCAAACCTGCCAGATCCGGCTGCCAGTTCGACTTCATGAAGGAAGGGGACGTAGACCTCATCGTCATCGAGCGGGGTCTCTTCGTCCCAGGTCTCGATGGACGACAGTGGGATCTCGACTTGAATCCTCGGCTTGGCAGCACCAGACACCGAACCTGCGGCTAGCTCCCCCTCGCTCAGCGGGCGATCAAGGGAGCCAGGTGCAAGCCCGCACTTCATTTCAAAGTCGCGCGCCATTTTCTCCCCAATGTTCCGGAGATGTTCGGCCTTGTCGGTGAAAAGCCGGGAGATATAGGACGGCTGCTTATCCACTCGGGCGGCGAAGTCAGCGTCTTTTCCGCCGAAGTCCCGATCGATGATCTGGCGAACTCTGGCTCTGCGTATGTCTTTGATTTCCATCTCCCCATTAGAACCTTTATTTCCCTTTGGGGAAATTACCTTTACTTGGTAAACATTTATGGTAAATTCGTGCATAAATGAACCAGAAGGTAAATCCGAATGGACTTCCCCACGTACGCAAAGCAGCTTCCGCGCGGCGGAAGAAAACGCCTCGCCCTCAGCCTCGGCATTCCGGCGAGCTACCTCTCTCGTTTGATCTCTGGCGACCGCTCCATCACTGCGGAGCGCGCCATTGAAATTGAACACGCAACAGGCGGAAAGGTGACTCGGCAAGAGTGCCTTCCAGATATCCAGTGGAAGAACGCTTCGTAAGCTCGACCCGCCACGCCAATCCGTTGAAGCCAGATTAGAAGAGAGCAGTCCCCATGGAAACGTCCAGTCCAAGACACACCGCGCAAACCCGTGATCAGGTTCTGATCGCGCACGCTCAAAACCAGATCGCACGCACCAGCTTGAGCCAAGACGATTTCGCCCAGGCGCTGAGCCGGGAAATCTGCCTGCGAGTTCCAGCAGCGAAAGTCGTCCAGGCAAAGGTCCCGGACTTTGATGAGTTGGCGCGCCTGAACGACGTTGGCGAATTCGTGAAGGCTACAGGCCGCTGGCTGAAGCGTGTGCAGCGCTGGCTGTCCGGTGATCAGGAAATGCCGTCGTGGTTAGAAGAGTCCTGGGTGAATTCACTGGAGCCCGAGTATCGCGACCATTGCATCAACGAACTGGCCGGTCGCCACGGCTTGACCGGCGCCCGCCAGATGCAGAGCGACCAATGCGCCAATAAAAGCTTCGGTGCGCTGATTCGCGCACTGGGCGATGTGATCGATACCGGCAGCGAAGTATTTGACGACCAGGTGATGTGCGAAGAAGACCTGCCGCATCTGCCAGCGTTCGCCGAGCAGTGCCGCCAGGTTGAAGCGCGGGCAGGGGAGCTTGGCCGGAAGGCTGAGGCACTGATCGCAAAACACCGACCGAATTTGAAGCTTGCCTGATTTTCCGCGCATGCGCGGAATTCTGAGTCATCACCAAAAAAGGGGTCTTTGGGTCAGCACTCTCAAGTAGCAGCCCCAGAAAGCCCAGGCACAAAAAAGCCGACGGTCGAGGTCGGCTGATTCGTAAACTAGAGAGTCCCGATTATGCAGAGCCAACCCAATTCCAGCAATACCCCAACCAATGTCGCGACACGTTTTTCGAATTCTGAAAACGTGTCGCGTACCACCATGTCTTCTCAAGAGATCGCCGAACTGGTCGGCGCTCGCCACGATAGCGTGAAGCGCACGATCGAGCGCTTGGCGGAAAAGGGCGTAATTCAACTTCCACCATTGGTGGAAGTTAAAAATCACCTCAAGCAAACAGTCGAGCAGTACCGGATCTGCAAGCGTGACAGCTTCGTTGTCGTTGCTCAGCTCAGCCCAGAGTTCACCGCCGCGCTGGTGGACCGCTGGCAGGAGCTGGAAGGGCAGGTCGTCCAGCCGCGCGAACTCACCCGCATGGATCTGATTCAGATCGCCTTCGAGGCAGAGCAGCAGCGCCTGCAACTGACCATTCAGGTCGAAGCTCAGGCCTCGAAAATCCACTCCATGGAGAACCTGTTCAAGGAAGGGATGACCCACACCCAGTTCTGCAAGGGCCTCAATGGGGTCAACGTCATGCAGGTGGGCAAATACCTCGAGGGCCGGAGCTGGCTCTACAACGAGAGCAAATCCGGCCCGCGCTTCCGTGTGGCGTCTTACGCCCGCGACAAGTACATGACCGAACATCAGACCGAAGTCGCCCTCCACGGCAAAGAGCCGTTCATTGCCTTTACGCCGATCTTGCTCAAGAAGGGCGCTGTGCGCCTGTACGACCTGTACCTGGCCGGCAAGCTGCCCATGAAGAAGAACTGGGACGGGCTGTTCACTCACGACAAAGCACTGAGGGCCGCGTAATGGCCGGGGACTGGATCAAAATGCGAATCGACCTTCAGACGCATCCGAAAGTTTTCCGCATGGTGTCCGCATTGAAAGCGGACAGGCTGCGGATTATCGGCGGACTGCATATCGCTTGGAGCATCTTCGACACCCATTCCGACGATGGCGTTCTGCACGGTTACAGTGTCGACGCCATGGACGCGGTAGTGGGCTGGCCGGGCTTTACCCAGGCCATGATTGAGGTGGAATGGGCGTCTCTCCAAGACGACGGAAGCCTTGTAATGCCTCGCTTTGACGAGCACAACGGCGCCAGTGCAAAACGCCGGGCCAACGACAGCGAGCGCAAGCGTAACGACCGCAAAAACAACTCTGTCCGCAATGTGTCCGCAAGCGATGCGGACAAAACGCGGACCAGAGAAGAGAAGAGAAGAGAAGAAAGAGCAAGATCAAAAGCATGGTGCTGGCGCACCGGCGAAGTCTGGCAAATTCGACCCGCTCACTGCCAAGCCCGAGAACGTGTCCGAAAAGGCGTGGGCTGACTGGTGCCAGCACCGCAAGGAAATCCGCAAGCCTCTGACCGCCAAGAGCTGTGAGCAGCAGGCCAAGGCGTTGCTGGGCCATGCCGCGCCGGATCAGGTGCTTGCCACCTCGATCTCCAACGGCTGGACCGGCATCTTCCCGGACAAGGTCGCCAGCAACGTGCACCCGTTCCCGCAGTCCCGTCATACCGGTTTCGCTGACCGCGATTACACCTCCGGCCTGAAAATGCGGGAGGACGGCAGCTATGCGCTCTGAGCCAGTCCAAGCCACTCCCGAACTGCCACCGGGCACTCGCATCCAGCCAGCGGAGTGCGAAACCCACGGAGCCTACGAGCAGCGAGTCTTTTCCGTGCTTAACAGGGAGCTCAGAAGTAACTGCCCTGAATGCACTCGCATCGCCCGCGAGAAGTCCGAAGCGGCCGAGCAGGCCAACAAAGCGATGGAACTCCGCATGGCCCTTGCTCGCAAGCTGGGCGATGCACTGATCCCGAAGCGCTTCACCACTCGCACCCTGGGCAACTACCAGGCCGAGAACGAAGGCCAGCGCAAGGCCCTTCGGTTCTGCCAGCACTACGTGCAGATCTTTGACGAGATCCTGAAGACCGGTCGCTGCATGGTGCTGATCGGCAAGCCTGGTACCGGGAAAACGCACCTCGGCGCCGGTATGGCCAATGAGTTGCTACACAACACGTCTCGGACGGCGGTGTACCGCACTGTCGGCGCAATCCTGCAGGCGATCCGCTCCACCTACGACAAGCACAGCGAACGCAGCGAGGCCGAGATTCTGTCGAGCCTGATCGATCCCGATCTGCTGGTGCTGGACGAGGTAGGGGTGAGCAAGGAGCAGCCGAGCGACTTCGAGCTGACGACCCTGTTCGCAATCATCAACGGCCGGTACGAGCAGGAGCGCCCCACGGTGGTGATCTCCAACCTCGACGCCAGCCAGTTGCCGGGCGCCATGGGCGAGCGCTGCGTCGACCGCCTGCGCGAGGGCGGAATGATCGTGGTCCCGTTCGATTGGGAATCGCAGCGCGGCAAGGAGGGATTCTGATGTCCAGTCAAACAAGTTGGGAACCTGACTTCGCCGCAGAAAGTGCGAAGTTTCGGAAGGATGCCGTTGAGAAGGGGATGTGCCTCGACACGTACCCTGGTGGTGGCGGTTTTTATGTCGACCAGTGCACCCAGCATGCATGGGCCGAGTGGATTCGCCGGGTAGTAGCAGAGCAAGTGGAAAACGAACGGCTGCGAAGCGCCGAAAACGCACTCGCCGAATGGGTAGAAAAGACCGAGTGGGTGCAGAAGACCTGCCACTGGTCAGAATTGGGTAAGCACCGTGCTGACGTCCTGCGCGAGCGCATCGAGCAACTTCAAGCTGGCTTCAAAAACTTCCACCGCAGTCTCTGCGAGCGCTTCGGCTACTTCCATGACGATATCGACTGGCAACGTGACCAGGTGTCGCTGGAAGAACACGTCGCCACCCAGTTCAGCCACGTCAGCGCGGAGAACGCTGCGCTGCGCGGACAGGTTGAGGCATTGCAGCGGGGCGCCGGGCAACAACAGGAGCAGATCGAAACCTTGCTCGAAGGCATGACGCGCATCATGCAATCGACTCGCCTGGGCGATCCGGCATTTGGTATCGCTTGCGAAGTGGTCGGCGAGCTCGACTGCCCCACGGCCAAGGCGGTGCAGCCATGACTGACAAGATCAGCGTCAACTGCCCGGCCAAGCTCTCCGAGGCAATCACCAAGCTCAGCGCAATGTTCCGCGACAAGAAGTTCGTCGTGGTGTCGCTGCGCCCGGGCAAGGACCGCACGCTCGACCAGAACCGGCTGTGGTTCGCCATGTACAAGCGCATCTCCGAGATGACCCAGATCGGCGATGAGGCCGACGCTCGCCGGTACTGCAAGCTGCACGTCGGTGTGCAGATCCTGCTGAACGAGGATGCCGGGTTTCAGGCTGAGTGGTACCGGGTGATGCGTCACCTCCCGTACGAGACGAAGCTGGACATGATGGGCGGTTGCCATCTGTTCGGCCCGGACGGTTTCCCGGTGACCAGCCTGTTCAATCGCGCCCAGGGCGTGGCGTACACCGACCGCATCGTCGCGCGCTTCGCTCCAGAGGGCGTGTACTTCGATGATCTGCTGAGCCAGGAGGCCGCATGAGCCATAACTTCAAGCCGGGCGACTTCGCCCTGATCGTTGGGGCGCGCAATTACCCAGGGAACATCGGCAAGACATGTGAGCTTGTCGAACTCCTGCCGCCCTCAGCAGTAAGCGTCTGGTTGGACCCAGAAGACGGGCGACCAGTAGCCAATGCCTCTGGCTTCGTTTGCTGGCTTGTAATTGGGGATGGCCTGATATCCGGAATCGAGAACACACAAGGCGCCTGTCTTGCGATGCCTTCTCACCTGATGCCACTGCGCGGCGACTTCACCCCGGAGCAGCAGAAAGCCAAGGAGGCCGAGCCATGCGCGTAGCCATCAAGGAAGCGAGGCTGAAAAAGTGCAAGGCCTGCGGCGAGAAGTTCTCCCCGATGTTCAACACCACGCAAGTGGTGTGCAGCCCGAAATGCGCGCTGGCCCATGCGCCGGCGAACAGCGAGAAAGCCCGCAAGGCCATCGCCCAACGAGATCGCCGCGAGATCCAGGTGCGCAAGGAGAAGCTGAAGAGCAGGGCGGATCACCTGCGCGAAGCCCAGGTCGCCGTCAACGAGTACGTCCGTCTGCGTGACGCGCACCTGCCATGCATCAGCTGCGATTCGATGCCGAACGACAACGACCTGATGACGGGCAGCCGCTGGGACGCCGGCCATTACCGTTCCGTCGGCGCCTGCCCTGAGCTGCGCTTCGAACCGCTGAACATTCACCGGCAGTGCGTGAAGTGCAATCGCAACCTGTCCGGTAACGCGATCGAGTACCGGATCCGGCTGGTGCAGCGCATCGGCGCAGAAACCGTGGCTTGGCTCGAAGGGCCTCATGAGCCCCGCAAGTACACCGTCGACGAAATCAAAACCATCAAGGCTGAGTACCGGGCCAAGACCCGCGAACTGAAAAAGGGGCACGCAGCATGATCTACCACAACGTAATTTCGGCGGTCGTTCGTGCTTTGGCGGCCGAGACCATCAACAGCGCCGGCGGCTGCGACTTCGAGCCCAAGGTGCAAACCAGCAAGCTCAAGGGCGAGATCACCGGCAAGGATGCGGCGCTGCTGATCGACTGCATGGTTCACAAGGTGCTTCATGCCCAGCTATCGCCGCGACACTGGAACGCGCTTACCGCGAAGTACAGCACGCACAAGGGGCGCAAGGTCGAGTCGATTGGCCGCCTGATAGCCGTGCTGGTTAGCCCTGCGCCAATGCTGTTCACGCAGAAGGCTGTGACCGTGTGGGCGATCCCGCAGGTCAAGGGTGGTCGGCGAGAGGCGGTGAAAGCTCCTGCGCCTGATCGCCGAGAAGATGAGGAGAAGTGGGGCTGGCGCAATGACGCGGCGCAGTTGGCCGTGGCTCGGGCAAACCAGCACTCACAGCAGAAAGCTGAGACACGATCGAGCGACATGATCGTCCTGGCCGACTCGAACTACGACATGAACACCTGGGACAATCAGGGCCTGACCGAACGCACTTACCGCCGCTGGAATCAGGCGATCAAAGGGTCGCTGGAGAAGCTGGTCGACGAGGCACTGGTGGAAGCTCAATCACTTCTGGAAGAGGCTGAGGTGCTGACCAGCGAAGCGGCCTGAAAAGAGTCCCTCAAAAGGGCTTGCAATTGATGTCCGCATGTCCGATTATTTCTCCATCCTGTCATTCCTGCGTGTGTAGGAGTGAAGCAAAAAGCCCGGCCAATGAGTCGGGCTTTTTTGTGCCCGCCTGAATGCAAAAAGCCCCGACATGATCGGGGCTTTTTCGTTAGCGCGGAAAAAAGAGAGGGCGACTCCAGAGGGTGCTGTAACACCCCAAGGAGACGCCAGATCGCAGATAGAGCCTGCAAGCCAGCCAAGGCCCTCACTGCTCGCGCGAGCGGGACGGAGCCTAGCAGAAAACCAAATGGACTTGCAGATGTTAAAAGAATGCAGATGCGGAAAATGCAACAGACTTCTCGCCCGGGTGGGTGAGTTTACCGAGCTCCAGATCAAGTGTTCCCGATGCGGGACGTTGAATCATGAGAAGGCCACGAGCCTCGAGCGATCGCCTTTGAGCGAACTGCCTGCGGTTAACGCTGCAGATCCCCTTTCAGCATAGGGCTGACTGGGAAAACTCTAAGGAGAAACACATGGATCGTTACACCAGTACCGTAAAAAACATCTTGGAAGGTTTTCGCACTGTCGCGCCAATCGGCGGTATCGACGCGCTGGCAGTTTTCAAGAACAAGTTCGGCCGGAACGGCGATGAAAACGAGTATGCGCACCTCAAGCTGCTGCTCGATGCCGGCTATGTCACGTACACCGGATTTGGCGTCAATGGTGTGCAGCTTTATCAACTGACCTGGTCGGGCTACGCCCTTTCTGACTCGTTGCGATAAGTAACTCAGCTCACAAACCTCAGAGCCATGAGCTCCCATCCATCGCCTTTGAGCGACATGAAAGCGGAATCCTCCGCGACAAATCATTCGACTTAAAGGATTTAAAAATGGAAGCAGTAACTGTTGGTGCAAAATTCTACACTTCGGACACCTATGGTGTTGACGCGATCATCAAGCCAGCTGACAACGTCGCAGGTGCTGTCATTCGCACAGCTTCGGTGAGCGGCACTTATCTTTCCGCACTCATCACCGGTCCTGTGGCGCCTAAAACTGGCTCTGATTATGCTGGCAAGCCCGTCTTGATGACTTTAGGTAGCGGTTCTCAGAACCTCTCGTACCCAATCCAGCTGCCGCCTGGTTATGGTCTGTGGATCACTGCGAACGGCAGCTCTCCGAGTCGTGCCTGCGTGACTTACGACCTGCTGCCATAAAAGCGCGCTTTTTTTAGACCGCAATGAATCCGAACCCGGCCGCTGTGCCGGGTTCTTCGTTCCTGAAATTTACCTGTAGCCAGGACAGCCCTCGGGAAGGCCTGGACGTCGATAGCCGGATAGTGCGACGTACGGAATCAACACCGGCAGCCCGCGCACCCTGACCTCACCATTTGCTTTCGGGGTGGCGCGAGACTGGATCAGCGAGATCGATGCATAGGGGCGTCGACGCTGTGATGGCCTTTGGCGGACAGCGCGGAAAGACGCGCGCACTTACTTTCGCATCGACCGCTTTATCCTCATCCAGTCTTGATAGGCGGCCGTGCGGCAAGCATCAGCGCAGGCCTTGGCTTCAGTAAAGCGGGCCCAGTTTTCGGGGTCGTTCCGATTGTCTTGGATGATCTTGTAGGCCTCCTCGTCAAGCTGATCTGCTTTACGAAAAAGCTCCGTGTTTGCATCAATCTGGTCATCCCATGAGTGTTCATCGGGTGGTCCAACGATTGCGTCAATCATTTTCTCAAACCTCCTCCCACGTGACGGCGGTAGTTTCCCGCCACTTCACATCGGTGATGCCGAAACGTTCCGCCATTGGCTTAGAGAAGCGCTTCAGCGGAGGGCGGCCCGGTTTTGGAATGGGGGCAATGCCGGCGTCACAACTCGCCCATTGCCATGCTTCCGAGTTGTTCATCAATTTGGTTCGGATGACAAACGACTTCGGTGTTCCGTGGAGCTTGTACTCAATTACAAAAATCTCTACCTGACTCACGAGTACCACTCCTTCTTGGCTCATGAGTAAGTGATTTTTGCCGTCAAAGAAAATTCAAAGAATTGTCTGACAATTCATAATTCACTGATTTTATTCATATTTATTCGTATTTTGTCTGTACAAGGCCTCTGCGCTTGTAGAGGTTTTTCGTTCCCATCATGCACACGGAGTCGAGCGCATGGAGTATTTGCAGCGCCTGCTCGACAAGATCGACAGGTTTGAATTGCTGATCGCAGGACTGGTCGGCGCTGTCGTCGCAAGCTGGTGGCACAAGGACGATCTGGCCGACTGGCACGCCTGGATGATCTTCCTGATCACCGGCATCGCTTGCTCGCTGTACCTGACGAGCATGGTCAGCACCTACCTCGGTGTGACCGAGCCGAAGATCGTCGCGGGCATTGGCTTCCTGCTCGGCACCTTCGGCGGATCGCTGCTCGCGGCCATCAATCGAGCCATCAAGGCCGCTGACCTCTGGGCACTCATTCGCCAGCGGTTCGGGGGAGGCAACCCATGAATCTTGAACTGATCAACTCCATCGCCTGCGGCTTGATTGCCTTCTGGGCGACTTGGTGTGTTCTGAGCGGGAAAGTGCGGGACGGCGTCATCGGCAAGCTGATCTATTCGGCGATCGCCATCAGCGGGTTCGTTGTGATGAGCCGTGAGCAGAACATCTTCATGATGGGGCCGACCTCTGCCGGGATCACGCTGCACGTCTCACTGGCCCTGGCTGGTATGCGCCACATCTTCATGGTCATCTGGTGGCAGCGGGTGAAGGCTTGGGTATGCCGGACGCTGAACTGCGAGCACTGCCTGCGCTGCGAGAAGGCGCCAGGCGGAATTGAGCGTCGATCCAAATAAAGCGCGACACGTTTCGCGAATCAGCAAATTGTGTCGCGACACGCGACGAGGAGAGCAGCATGGATAACCAGCATAAGAAGATCACCGGCTACCGCGACCTGTCCCAGTCCGAAATCGACGGCATGAACTCGATCAAGGCTCTGGAATCCTACGCCGGCGAACTGTTCAAGCAGATAGGCCAGATTGAAGGCGTTGACCCACGACTGCTGGCATTGGCCAAGACCAATCTCCAGCAGGGCTTCATGTGGCTCGTTCGCTCGATCGCCAAACCCGCTGACCCATTCAGTTGATGGCGAAGCATCCTGGTTCTATTACAGCCAGGCGTCTCGATAGGTTGATTGAAAAATCTTCTGACAAGTACCCAAATCAACTTCAAGCATGAGCCCATCTTTGTGGGGGATGAAGACCGGCTTCCCCAGCACCTTTACGTGATGTGGCGTTCCAGGTGGGTGCTCGCGAACTTCAACGTGTTTCGGCAGATATCCAGCCTTTTCGAGACTTTCATGACAGAAAGCCGAATATTGAGCAGCTAAGGTTTGAGCTTCAGTGGTAACGCGACGGGTACCACTCAGAACAAAATCCGCCGCTACAAGATGTGCTGCATGCTGCGCTATTTCAGATCCATCGGTTAGCTGGGGCATCCGAGTGCTCCTTGTCAAAATCGGACCACACCAATACCGGCAACGCGCCACCATTTCAAGCTCAAGGTGATCTATGGACAGGCCATACCCTCCATCGTCACTGCTTGAGCTGTCCGAACTATCCGGTCTCGGCATTCGCCTGACACCGGCTCCGGATGTGTGGGAATGGCTTCAAGCCGAGATTCTCGCCGACACCGGCAGCATCCACAATCCAGACCACGCCCATCTGATCGATGCGGACATTCGTGTGATGTGGGCGTCTGCTGCCTTCACGAAGAAGGGGCGCTCAGTGGTGGGCCAAGCCGAGCAGGTAGCGTTCCGCGCCGGCGGCTGGCAGAAGGCCCGGATGGAACAGCAGATGCTGGATTGGTTTGGCGATGTGCCGGCCTACATCATCACCCTGGCAGCCGACTACTGCGCCCAGTGTTCTGATGCTGAGTTCTGTGCGCTGGTCGAACATGAGTTGTTCCATATCGCCCAGGCGAAGGATCAGTACGGCGCACCCAAGTTCACCCAAGACGGATTACCCAAGCTTGAGATGCGCGGACACGACGTTGAAGAGTTCGTCGGCGTGGTCCGCCGCTACGGTGCAAGCCCGGCAGTTCAAGAGCTGGTGGACGCTGCAAACAATCCTGCCGAGGTGGGGAAAATGAACATATCGAGGGCCTGCGGAACCTGTCTGCTCAAGTCGGCCTGATTCTGGACAGGCTCTGGACGGATGAAAATCTATGGCAGCCCTTCAAAACGACGTGAAGGCCTTTATCGTTCAGGCCTTGGCGTGCTTCGACACGCCTTCACAGGTTGTTGAAGCCGTCCAAAAGGAATACGGGATATCGGTGACTCGCCAACAGGTGGAGACACACGACCCCACAAAGACATCAGGGAAAGGCCTGGCCAAGCGCTGGGTGACAATGTTTGAAGATGCTCGCAAGCGCTTCCGTGAACAAACCGCCGAGATACCAATCGCCAACCGAGCTTATCGCCTCCGCGCCATGAACCGGTTCGTAGAGAAGGCTGAGACGATGAAGAACATCGGTCTGGCCATGCAGATTCTGGAGCAGGCCGCGAAGGAGGTCGGCGACGTCTACGTCAATCGGCACCGGAAGGATGAGCCTGACGACGAACCGGCAATCCCGACGCGAATTCAGGTCGACGTAGTGGATGCGAGGAAGCCGAATGCCGAGCCTTAACGTTCCGCAGTCGCAGTTCCTCGTGTTGCCCCACAAGTTTCGCGCATTCGTTGCTGGGTTCGGCTCCGGAAAGACCTGGGTCGGATGCTCGGCACTGAGCAAGCACTTCATGGAGTGGCCCGGCGTCAACGCTGGCTACTTCGCACCGACTTACCCGCAGATCCGCGACATCTTCTATCCAACGATGGAGGAGGTGGCCTACGACTGGGGGCTGAAGACCAAGATCAACCAGGCGAACCATGAGGTTCATATTTACAGCGGCCGGCAGTATCGCGGCACTGTGATTTGCCGCTCGATGGAAAAGCCGCAGACCATCGTCGGCTTCAAGATCGGTCACGCGCTGGTCGACGAGCTGGACGTGCTGACGTCGATCAAGGCGCAGCAAGCCTGGCGAAAAATCATTGCCCGGATGCGCTACAACATGCCCGGGCTGAAAAACGGCGTGGACGTGACCACAACGCCGGAAGGCTTCAAGTTCGTCTTCCTCCAGTTCGTGAAGCAGCTGCGCGATAAGCCCGCGCTGAAGGACATGTATGGACTGATTCAGGCCAGCACGTTCGACAATGAGCTGAACCTGCCCGACGACTACATTGCATCGCTGATGGAGTCGTACCCCGAGCAACTGATCCGCGCGTACCTGAATGGCCAGTTCGTCAATCTGACGTCTGGATCGATCTATCACGCCTACGATCGCAAGCTGAACCAATGCTTTGACACTGTGCAGGCCGGCGAACCACTGTTCATCGGCATGGACTTCAACGTCGGAAAGATGGCGGCGATCACACATGTCAAACGTGATCAGGGGCTGCCGCGCGCCGTGGACGAGCTGATGGATGGCTACGACACGCCGGACATGATCCGCCGCATCAAAGAACGCTACTGGGAGCACACCGGCAACGACTTCCGGAAAACCTGCGAGATCCGGATCTATCCGGACGCCTCCGGCGATTCGCGTAAGTCGGTCAATGCCAGCCTCACCGATATCGCCATGCTCAAACAGGCAGGCTTCACGGTCATTGCGCCGGCGGCCAACCCGCCAGTGAAGGACCGGATCAACGCCATGAACGCCATGTTCTGCAACGCGCAGGGCGAGCGGCGTTACTTGGTCAACCCATTCACCTGCCCAACGTACGCCGACGGCCTTGAGCAGCAGATCTGGGCGCCCAACGGCGAGCCCGACAAGAGCCAAGGCAACGACCACGCCAACGACGGCGGCGGTTACTTCATTCACCGCGAGTACCCGATCGTTAAACCGGTCACCTCAATGAAAATGGGAGTCGCCCGATGACGGACGTCACTTTTACCCGTCCCGAGTACACGGCGGCGCAGTACCGCTGGCGCTTGGTGCGCGACGTCTGCAAGGGATCGGAAACTATCAAGGCTGCCGGCGATCGGTATCTGCCAAGGCCCAATGCCGCTGACACCAGTGAAGACAACAAGCAGCGTTATGAGGCGTACAAGAAGCGGGCGGTGTTCTACAACGCCACCGGCAGAACGAAGCACAGCCTCGTCGGTGCGGTATTTCGCACCTGGCCAACGCTCACCGTTCCCGGCGCGCTCGACTACGTGGCCAGGGACGTCGACGGTCAGGGTGTGAGCGTCTACCAACAATCCCAATCGGTGATTGGTCACCTGCTCGAGGTGGGCCGCCATGGGCTGCTGGTGGACTACGCCTCAGTCAAGGCTGGAACGGTCAGCAAGGCCGACGAGCTTTCCGGACGCGCCCGGGCAAACATTGCCAGCTACACAGCCGAATCGATAATCAACTGGAAGACTCGCCAGGTCGGCGGCCAGCACTTGCTGAGCCTTGTTGTGCTGCGAGAGACGGTGGATGTCGATACGGATGATGGTTTCGGCAGTGAGCAGGTAATTCAATACCGCGTGCTGCGCTTGGATGTTGCTGGGCAGTACACGCAAGAGGTTTGGGAAGAGGGATCGAGTAAGACTTCGCAGGTTGTCGCGCCGTTCACGCCGCTGAATGGCATGGGTCGGCCGTGGCAGGTGATCCCGTTCCAGTTCGTTGGCAGCGAAAACAACGACACCACCATCGATGATGCGCCGCTGTACGACATGGCCGAAGTGAACATTGGCCATTACCGCAACAGCGCGGACTACGAGGAAGCCGCCTACCTGGTGGGCCAGCCTCAGCCTTGGATGGCAGGCCTTGATGAGCAGTGGCGCGATCATATGGAAGCGAACGGTATTTTCCTTGGGTCGCGCGCACCCTGGTTGCTCCCGGTCAGTGGCACCTGCGGCGTCTGGCAGGCCCAGCCCAACACGGTCGCCAAGGAAGCCATGGACGCGAAGAAGCAGGATATGGTTTCGCTCGGCGCCCGGTTGATTGAGCGAGGCAGCGCGGTGAAGACCGCAACCCAGGCCGACAACGACAGCGCCGCCGAACACAGCGTCCTCTCGCTGGTGGTCAGCAACGTCAGCGAGGCCTACAGCCAGTGTCTGGCGTGGATGGCTGAGTTCGTGAATGCCTCCGGTGAGGTGGTTTACAAACTCAATCAGGACTTCAGCCAAATCACCCTTGATCCTACGGTTCTGGTTGCGCTGTTCAACGCGGTGCAGGGCGGTAAGCTGCCGGAGGGCGACTTCTGGCAGTACCTGCGCGATCGCGGCGTGATCAATCCGGAGAAGACGGACGACGAGATCCGGGATGAGTTGGAGGCGCAAAGCACCGGGCCAGCCCTGGATGATGACGAGGTAATCCCGAATGGCGGCAAACCAAGCAATCCTTGATGCCACGATCCGGCACGCCGTCTTCCTCGAGCAATTGAAGTCGGGGGAGGTGGCGAAGTTCGCGCCGTTCCTCAAGGAGATCGACCGCTCGATTCGTGAGCGGCTGACCAGGGCCGACCTGACGGATTACACCGTCGCTCGGCTTGAGCGGCTGCTGAGCGAGGTCGACAGCCTGCTGCTGGGCATCTTCGATCGGTACAGCGAGAAGCTGAACCTCGACCTAGTGGATATCGCAAACTACGAGGCCGAGTTCGAGGCGACCAGCCTGACGCGGGCGGCGCCGGTTGGCGTTTCGTTCGACGCGGCGGTACCTGGTGCTGCTGCGATCCGCGCTGGAATCCTCACGAATCCGCTCAGCGTGCGCGGCGCGGACGGCGGTAAGCTGCTCAAGTCGTTCATTGATGGCTTCACCGCCACCGAGCGGCAACGTCTCACTGGTGCGATTCGGCAGGGATTCTTCGAAGGCCAAACCAACTTCCAGATCATCAAGAACATTCGCGGCACCAAGGCGCTGAAGTACAACGACGGCATTCTGGCCACGACCAATCGCAACGCCGGCTCAATCGTGCGGACGGCGGTACAGCACGTCGCCACCCAAGCGCGCATGGAAACGCTGAAAGCGAACTCCGATGTCGTGCAGTCGGTGGAGTGGGTAAGCACGCTGGACTCGAAGACGACCAGCCAGTGCCGGACGCTCGATAAGCGCCGTTTCAAGCTGACCGAAGGGCCACGTCCGCCGATCCACATCAACTGCCGTTCGACGGTGGTGGCGGTGACACGCTTCAGAGCACTGTTCGCCGAGGGCGCCACGCGGGCATCCATTGGCGATGCTGGCGCGCAGCAGGTAAGGGCGGACCTCAGCTACTACGACTGGCTCAAGCAACAGCCAGCGGCATTTCAAGACAAGGCGATCGGCCCGGTCCGGGCAAAGCTGTTCCGCGAAGGCGGCCTGAGCGTCGAGCGATTCGCCGAGCTGCAGCTTGATCGCAACTTTTCGCCATTGACGCTTGTTCAGATGCGGGTTCTTGAGCCTTTGGCGTTTGAGAGGGCCAGCTTGTGATTATGCTTTCCCGCCTGTAGTTTCATTCGTAAATTAATAATAGGAAGGATTGTGAAAATGCCGAGCTACATGGATGCCGAAAAGCTAATGGCATGGCACTTGGATTATGTAATTGCAAAACGGATATTTGGTTACGCTATATCAAGGACGACGAGAGCCCGCCAAACCATTCATGTGACTTACTCGGGAGTTGGGCACAATGATCTTGAGTTTTCACCAACAACTAGGTGGGTGGATGGCGGCCCTCTGATCCAGAACTACGGTCTTTCGATCGTCCAAAACGATGCGGGTATTTGGACGTGCACCTCTCAAGAAGGGATTTCACATCAGGATGAGTCGCCTTTGATTGCCGCAATGAGAGTGCTGATCAGTTCAAAGGTCAAGCCGCCCTATGAGATTCCATCGTAACAACTGACTTTTCAGAACCCGCCTAGTGCGGGTTTTTTTATGCCCGCAGGCAGGGCCTGCACCTACGTCTCTGGGAGACAACCAATGCTGAAATTCCAACTGGATACCCTGGAAGGGGTAGATGAAGCCGTGCGCGCTCTTTACACCGAGAAGGACGGCAAGTTCGTACTCGGCATTGAAGGTCTGCCGCAGCAAGAAGATGTATCCGGCCTGAAGGCCAAGGTTGATGAGCTGCTCGGCGAGAAGAAACTGGCCGAGAAGAAAGCGCGCGAAGCCGAAGAGGCTGCACGTCTGGAGCGTGAAGAAGCCGCTCGCAAGTCCGGCAACGTCGAAGAGCTCGAGCGTTCCTGGTCTGAAAAGTACAACCGCCGTGAAGCTGAGCTGAACGGCATGCTGGAACAGGAGCGTGGAACGCTGAGCGGGCAGATCCGGGATCTGACTGTCGGCCGTACCGCTACTGATATCGCGTCTGCCCTGGCTGTTCAAGGCAGCGCCAAAGCCCTGTTGCCGCACATCGAGCGCCGTCTGAGCGTAGAGCAGCGCGACGGGAAGCCTGTTGTGGTCGTCCTCGACGCGCAGGGCAAGCTCTCGGCGGCAACGCTGGACGAGTTGAAAGCAGAAATCGCGAATGACGCGGCGTTCGCGCCGTTGATCGCGGGTAGCAAGGCATCGGGCGGCGGGGCCGGCGGTGCAGGTGGTGGGGGCGGGGCCCCGAAAGGAAATATCGGCGGCACAAAAACGGAACGTACTGAGGCAATTGCCAGCAAGTTCCCTGATCTCCCTAAATCGTAAGGAAATAATCCATGTCCCTGTCTCAAATGCAGGTCTTCAACCAGTACATCATGCCGGCGACTCTCGAGACGCTGGACCAGATGACTGCTGCTTTCAACGCCGCCAGCAATGGCGCGATCATCATCTCGGCGGAAGGCTTCACCGGCGACTTCCTTCAAGAGTCGTTCTTCCAGACCCTGGCCGCTGCCCAGCGCCGCGTTGATCGCTACGCCGCCAACGGTGCCGCCCCGATCACCGACCTGACCGAGCTGAAAAACTCGTCGGTCAAAATCGCCGGCGGCTTCGGCCCGATCCGCTACGAGCCAGCCCAGATGAGCTGGCTGCAGCGCCCGACTGTCCAAGGCATCGAGGTTGCCTCGCGCGCCTTCGCCGAAATCCTGCTCAAGGACGAATTGAACACCGCGATCGCTGCGTTGGTGGGTGCGATTACCGCTCAGCCGACCGCAGTGAACGATGTGTCCGCAACCGCTGGTATCACCCAGTCTGGCCTGAACAACGCACATGCGAAGTTCGGCGATGCGAGCCAGTCTCTGGTCGCTCAGGTCATGCAGGGCACCACCTGGCACAAGCTGGTCGGCCAGGCCATTGCCAACTCGACCAACCTGTTCGTCGCTGGCAACGTCCGTGTCGTCGATATCCTGGGCAAGGTCACCGTGGTCACCGACGCGCCGGCGCTGATGCAGGCAGGCACCCCGAACAAGGAAATCATCCTGTCTCTGGTGTCCGGTGCTGCGCTGGTGCACGACAACCGAGATCAGGTATCGAACGTCGATACCTCCAACGGCAAAGAGCGCATCGAGACCACCATTCAGGTCGACTACTCCTTCGGTCTGGGCCTGAAGGGTTACACCTGGGATCAAACCAACGGCGGCAAGTCGCCGACCGATGCTGAGATCGCAACCGGCACCAACTGGGACAAAACCGCTACCAGCATCAAGCACACCGCTGGTGTTGCTCTGATCGGTGACGCCTCCAAGTAACCACGCGATGTCCAAGCCGGGACGTGTGCCCGGCTTGGCGGAGATGCAATCATGAGCAACAAAATTTGGTATCTGCCCGGCCCGTTTCACCAGTATCTGGAGGACGTGAAGGCGCTGGCGAAGGAGCGGGGTCTCCGAATCATCGACGCGAACGTTACCGAAAGCCGCGAAGGTGAGGCACACGATGTGCCGGAAGTGACGTTGCGACAGGCCGACTCGGCGCCGGTGCTGCCAAGCGCTGGCCAAGGTAGTGGCGAACTGCATGAGGTGGTCGGCAAACTGAATGCTGAGCGCGACGGCCTGCTGCGACTGATCGACGCCGCCGAGGGGCAATCGGAATTAGAACACCCGGGCGCGGGTGAACTGCCGATCCGTCTATTTCACGCCCTGAAGTCCATCCATGAAGGCTTTGAAACGCTGACGGGTGAGCGCGACAACTTAGCTGAAGAGGTTGCATCGTTGCGCACCGAAGTCGAACGCCTTAAGGCAGCAGCGGAACCGGTAGACAACGCCGAGAAGATCGCAAGCCTCAAAGCGCAACTCGACGCAGCCAATGTACCGTACCGGGCGAATGCTTCGGTTGAATCGCTTGAAAAGGCGGTTTCGGAACTGCCGAAGGCGTAACAATCTGGGTGCCAATTCAATGGCGCCCGATTCAAACAACACAGCGAGCTATTCATGACTCTCATCATCGAGGACGGTACCGGCAAGCCTGACGCCGAAAGCTACGCATCTGCCGAAGACCTGACTATGTACGCCGTGAAGTTCGGCGTGGTCATCCCGGCGGAAGTGCCAGCACAGGAAGCGCTGCTGCGTCGTGCCGCACTGGCGATGGATGGCATGACGTGGAAAGGGCGTAAGACCAAGAGTGAGCAGGCCCTGGCCTGGCCGCGCCGGGGCGTCGAGCTGGATCGCGAGATCAAGCCTGACAACTACCTTCCGGCGCGGATCCAGTACGGGCAGATGGCGCTGGCGGCCGAGATCCACACTGACGATGTCGACCCCATCGAGAAACGCAAAGGCGCGGTTACGCTGGAGCGTGTCGAAGGCGCGGTAACTCGCGAGTACGCGACGATCCCGAACACCAGCGGACGACTTTTGCCGGCGGCGCCTGACCGGCCGAGCGCAACGCAGTTTGCCGATTACCTACAGAAGCGGGGCTTGTTCGCCGTCCGCGCATAACTGAGCAGGAGCCACCATGGCCTTCTACGACGAAATGGCCGTGATGGCTCTGGAGATGATCACAGAGTTCGGCCAGCCGGTGACCATCCGCGCAACAACCGTCGGTGAGTACGACCCTGACACGGGATCGGCACCGCCCGACAGCACCAAAGAGCAGACCGCCCAAGGCATTCTGCTCGACTTCACCGGTCAGGAATTCCAGAACAACAGCCTCATCAAGCAGGGCGACAAGAAGCTCAAAATCGCCGCGCAGGGGCTGGAGTGGGTGCCGGACCTGCTGAACAAAGTGATCATTCAGGGCCGCACCTGGTCAATCGTGCCACCGTTGAAAGAGGTCAATCCCGCCGGCACGCCGATCCTGTATGAATTACAGGTGCGGTCATGAGCAGAGCGGGCGCTGGCCAATCTGGCAGTTTTGCCCTGAGCTTGGCTGAGTTTGCAGCCCAGACCAGTGAAGCCATCGACGCGAGCGTGCGCGAGATCATCATCGAGCTGGGTAGTAGCCTGATCCGCATGTCCCCCGTGGGTAACCCCGAGATCTGGGCGGCGAACGTCGTCGCGACGCAGTACAACCAGGCCGTCGACGAACACAACGCTGCGCTGCGCAATGACCCGGCTAACCTCACCAAAGGCGGCCGGCTGAAGAGGGGTCGCAAGCTCAACGACGGAATGGACGTCAAGGCGCCTGAAGGCTACGTCGGTGGCCGTTTTCGCGCGAACTGGCACCTGTCGATAGGTGTTGTAGAAAACGTCACGTTCGACGAGGTGGACCCGAGCGGAACCGAGACTATCGCGGCCTTGGTTGCTGCGATCAGCGACTTCACCGCTGGCCAGATGGTCTACCTCATCAACAACTTGCCCTATGCGATCCCGCTGGAGTTCGGACACTCGACCCAGGCCCCGAGCGGCATGGTCCGGGTCACCGTGGCTCGCTTCCAGCAAATCGTGCAGGAGGCCATCAGGAATAATCAGGTATGAGTCACAACATCATCGCCTCGATCTACGAGGCCAAGCTGATTTCCTGGGCGAAGGCGCTGCCGACACCGCTGAAGGTGGTGGTTGAAAATGAGCCCTACGACCCGGGCGACAATGACACGTACCTCAAGGCGTTCACGTTGCCAGGAGATACCGCCAGCAACACCCTCGGCGGTGACCATCGGCTGTACACCGGTGTGTTTCAGGTGAGCATCGTGACGCCATCAGGGAAGTATCGAGGCCCAGCAGCGGCCATCGCCGACCAGATCGCCGCGCTCTTTCCGGTGAACGCGCGAAACACTAGGGGAGCGTTCACCGTGGTGACACTGACGCCGGCCGAGCAGGGCCCCGGCATTACCGGCGACTCAACCTACACCGTACCGGTTTCGTTCACCTACCGGGCCGACACCAACTAATCCGCCCATTGGGCAAACCCAGAACCCGCCATTGAGCGGGTTTTGTCATTCTGAAAAGGGGAATCACCCATGGGCTACAAAATTCCGAACGGCGGCACTTTCCAGCACGCTGCAACCTATGCCGCTGCATTGGCGTTCGCTTCCATCACCAATGCCACTGAAGCAGTGGCCACGGTCGTGGGCGGTACGCTCGCTGCCGGCGATATCGTCCTGCTGACATCTGGCTGGAGCAAGCTGGACAGCAAGGTGGTGCGCGTAAAAGCGGCGACCGCCACGGCAATCACGCTCGAAGGCATCGATACCACCGATACCCAGATCTTTCCGGCCGGTGGCGGCGCGGGAACCATGCGCAAGATTCTGACCTGGGTGCAGATCCCGCAAATCTCCGACGTTTCCTTCTCCGGCGGCGAACAGAACTACCTCGATGTGGTTTTCCTCGAGGATGACCAGGGTAAGCAGATTCCCACCGACAAATCGGCGGCCAGTATGGTGCTGACCCTGGCCGACGACCCGGCGCAAGACTTCAACAAGGTGCTGATGAAGGCTGACGCCGGCAAGCAGGTCGAGGCTGCGCGTCTGAATCTGCCAGGCAATGACACCTTGCTATACGGCGCCTACACCTCGTTTTCGAAACAGCCGGCAGTTTCCCGAAACAACCTCCTGACTCGCACCGTGAACCTCGCGTTGCAGGCAGAGCCGACCCGTTACCTGACTGCGGTGGTGTAACCCATGGCAAAAATCCGAATCGCGCAGAACCCAACGTTCAAGGCCATGGTGTTGATCCCGATTGTTGGCGCTGAGCCCGAAAAGATCGAGTTCATCTTCAAGTATCGCGACCGGTTGGAGCTGGCCGCTCTGTTTGATGGGTGGAACCAGAATCGCAAGGACGCACTGGCTGCGCTCGGCGATCAGCCGTCGCTCTCTGAAGTGGTCGCCGCTGATGCTGCCCAACAGGTTCAGCAAATCAAGGATCTGGTGGCAGGCTGGGCCTTTGACGACAAATTCGATGAGAAGAGCATCACCGCGCTGGTGAAGTCGTGCCAAGGCGCAACCGAGGCGGTAGTCGAGGCCTATCAAGGCGCCTACAACCAGGCCCGCCTGGGAAACTGACGGATGCCGCGCGCGCGCTGTACGCGCCTGCGGCGCCGGTCGAGTTGATGAGCATGTTCGGCCTTTCGCCTGGTGATCTGGAAGAGGAGACGGAGGTCTGGCCCTGCAACTGGTCGGCCTTCCTCCTGTTCAACCGAATGTCCACGCAGTGGCGGGTCGGCGCCGGGGGCGCCATCGGCCTGGATTACAACTGCATCCGCGACGTTGCCGGCTTCCTCGGCATCAAGAAAAAGAAACTCGCTGAAATCTTTCCTGACCTGCAGGTGCTGGAAGGCGAAGCCCTGCGCGTCATGGCGGAGGAAAGGGAAAACAGCCCGTAAGCACGGGCACTTATTCAAGGTGAGTCGATGAACATTTCCGAACTCGGCATCAGGATCGACTCGGCCGATGCAATCGAGGCTAAAACGAGCCTGGATGAAATGGCGAAGGCCGGCGGCCGGGCCGAGCAATCCGCCGTTTCGCTGATGAACGAAATGCAGGCGCTGGAGAAATCGCTTTCGACCAGCGCCAAGACCACGCAGGATCTCGCGAAACAGCGCGATGCTCTGGCAAAGCTGACCAAAACCGGTGCCTACGGAGAGGCTGAGGCCGCGAAGATCTCGGCACAGCTCGATAAGCAGCAGGTGGCCCTGGCCAAGTCGGCCATGGACGAGCAGAAGGCGCTGAACAGCCTGCTGGGTGCCATCGACCCGGCCCGCGCCGCGCTGGCGAAACTGGATACTCAGGTCGAGCAACTGGGCAAACACCTGGATGAGGGGCGAATCAGTCAGGAAGACTACAACTCTGCCCTGAGCAAAATCGACAAGGACTACGACAAGCTCAACAAAACCACCACCGGTTTAGACAAGCTGCGCCTCGGCACCCGTCAGGCACAGGAAAACGTCGTACAGCTTGGAAATGCGCTGTCGTCTGGCGACTGGGGCAGTGGTGTTCGTGCGGTTGCTCAGTTGGGGGCCGGAGCCGGTGAGGGCGCTGCCGGTCTGCTGGCCATTCTCGGCCCGCTGGCGCTGGCCACTGCTGCTGTTGGCGGCCTCGCCTATGCCTTCTACAAAGGCAGCGAGGAGCAGGACAGCTACAACAAATCGCTGATCCTGACCGGCAACTACGCTGGTGTGAGTGCTGGGCAATTGGGCGATATGGCGCGGCAGGTTAGCGCTACGGTCGGCACCACCGGACAAGCGGCCGAGGTTTTGGCGCTGCTGGCGGGTAACGGGAAAATTGCCGGTGAAAGCTTCACGGGCATCACCCAAGCTGCCGTGTCGATGCAGGAAGCAACTGGTAAGGCCGTCAGCGAGACAGTGGCTGAGTTCGCCAAACTTGCCGAGGACCCAGTCAAGGCGTCCGCCGCGCTGAACGAGCAGTATCACTACCTGACCGCGTCTGTTTACTCGCAGATCACCGCACTGGAGAAGCAAGGCGACCATGCCGGCGCCGTGAAACTGGCTACGGAGCAGTACGCCGACGCAATCAACGAGCGCACGCCTCGTATTCTCGAAAACCTGAGTTTCTGGGAGAGAGGCTACAACGCCGTTGCGCGTGCTGCGAACAATATGAAAAACGTTGGCCGGCCGGATATCAACGCCGATATCGAGCAGGCTCGGCGCAATCTGGAATCGGCCCAGTCTGGCAATGTTGGTCTGTTCCAGAACAAGCAGGAGATGATCGATCTCTACCAGAATCGTCTCAACATGCTGGAGGACCAAAAGGCCGCAGAGGCTGACATCGCCAAATGGGAAGGCGAGCAAGCGAAGGCTCAGCAGGATGCCGTTACCGCCATGGGAAAGGTCGACTCCCTGACCAAATCTGCGTGGACGAATGAGCAGAAACGCACCGAAGCGATCAAGGAGTACAAGCGGCAGCTCGAAGACATCCGCAAGGTCGCACCCAACGATCCTCGCCTGAATCAGGCGGCGATCGACAACAACCTGGCGAACATCAACGACCAGTTCAAGGATCCGAAAGCGGCTGGCACTCAGGTTGATCTGGCCGCCTTCAATAGCGCCAAGAACAACTTGGCGGCCATCAGCGAGGAGTACAAAAACGCCCAGAAGGAACTGGACGCGGCGCAGAAGGCCGGGCTCATTTCTCAAGCTGACTATGCCCTGAAACGCGAAGCGCTGATCGGCAACGAGCGCGATGAGGTTACCGCAGCCTACGAGGCTGAGATCGCCGCACTGGAAGCTGCCAAGGCGAAGAGAACCACTTCTGCTGCGCAAAGCATTCAGCTCGATCAGAAGATCGCCGATGCGCGAGCTGGGATGGTCAAGGCGCAGAAGGAGGCTGACAGCCAGCTCGAGGTTCTGGCCACGAACGAGACCGGACGCCTTGCTCGACAAGAGCGGTCGATCACGACGTACGTGCAGGCCTTGGCCCAACAGCAGCGGGCTTTGGAACTGGCGGGACAGCGCGCCGTTGTCGGCGTCGGCCAAGGGGATCGCCAGAATGCGCTGAACAATGAGCTGAACAGCCAGCAAGACCGGTTTGCTCAGCAGTCGCTGGAGCTCGCAAACCAGAAGTCCGATCCGTCGCGGAATATGTCGGAGGAAGAGTTCGCCCGTAAGTCGCAGGCACTCGCAGACGCGAACAAGGCCGCTACCGACCAGATTCGGCAGAACTACGCGGATGTGGAAAAGGCACAGGGTGACTGGACCAAGGGCGCGACATCGGCCTGGGCCAATTATCTGGATTCTGCCAGCAATATTGCCGGCCAGACGAAAACCTTGTTCGGCAACGCCTTCAGCTCGATGGAAGACGCGATCGTCAACTTCGCCATGACCGGGAAGCTGTCGTTTGCTGACTTCACGAAGTCGATTCTGGCGGACATGGCGCGGATCGCGACTCGGCAAGCCAGCTCGGCGTTGCTGAGCAGCTTAGTCGGCGCCGCAACCAGCTACTTCACTGGCGGTGGCGGCGGTAATGTGCTGGCGGCTGGATCTGCTGGCGCAACGTCGTCGAATCTCGGCGCGTCTTCGGCTGGCTACTCCGGTAGCTACTTTCCACAGGCCCTCGGCAGCGCCTGGTCGTCCGGCGTGCAGATGTTCGCCAACGGTGGCGCCTTCACCAACAGCATCGTCAGCACGCCGACCGCCTTCGGGATGGCCGGCGGCCAGTCTGGCGTTATGGGCGAGGCCGGGCCGGAGGCAATCATGCCTCTGACGAGAACCTCCAGCGGGAAGTTGGGCGTCATCGCGGCTGGCGGCGGATCCGGTACTGCAATCAGCATCAACGCACCGGTGACGGTGGTGACCGAGGATCGCAGCTCCGAAGGCATGCAGATTGACCAGCAGGCCCTGTCGAGGAACCTCCAGTCGCAGATGCAGGCTGTGGCCGAAAAAGCCGTGGCTGATTCTTGGCGCGCAGGCGGTACCAGCTTCCGAAATGCAAATGGGAGGGCCTGATGGCCATCGAGAAATTCACCTGGCCAACCGAGCGCGGGGAAACACCCGACATCAATTATCGGGTGCGCACCTCGAAGTTCGGCAATGGCTACGCGCAAAACGTCGGAGATGGACCGAACAACAAGGAGGACTCGTACCCTGTTACCTGCGTAGGTCAAAAGACCAAGGTGCTGGAGATCATGAAGTTCCTCGATCGGCACGCCGGGGCGAAGGCGTTTCTCTGGACAACGCCGCTCGGCGAGCTCGGGCTGTTCACCTGCAAAAATCCCGCTCCCACACCAATGGGCGGCGGAGTCTTCAAACTCACCGCCACCTTCGAGCGGGCATTCCAACCATAAGGGGCAATCATGCCGCTGATCAGTGACATCCAAGTGCTTGAGCCTGGCAGCGAAGTGCTGCTCTTCGAATTGGACGGTACGGACTACGGCGCGGACGTTCTGCGCTTCCACGGGCACGCGATACCCCACTCGGCGGCCGAGTTGATCGCCGCCGGCGACAACGCGGACCAGTTGCCGGCGAAGGCGATCTATTGGCAAGGCAACGAGTACAGCGCCTGGCCGATGCAGATTGACGGCATTGAAGCAAACGGTGACGGCACAGCTGTTCGGCCTACGCTGTCGGTCGGCAACGTCAACGGTCGAATCACTGCGCTCTGTCTGGCGTTCGAGGATCTGCTCGAGTTCAAGCTGACGATGCGCCACACGCTGGGCACGTACCTCGACGCGGCGAACTTCCCAGCCGGCAACCCAACTGCCGATCCTACCCAAGAGACGATCGAGGTCTGGTACATCGACCAGAAGACGAACGAGGACGGGGAGACGGTCAGTTGGGAGTTGGCCAGCCCGGGCGACGTCGGTAACGAGTCCATCGGCCGGCAGGCTACGACGCTGTGTCACTGGTGCCTCACCGGTGGCTACCGTGGGCCGAATTGCGGATACACCGGCCCGTACGTGACCAAGGACGGCATCGTTACCGACACCCCAGAACTGGACGAATGCGATGCCACCCTGGGCAAGGGCTGTATCCCGCGCTTCGGCGAGGGCAACCCGCTGCCATTCGGTGGCTTCCCGGCCGTTTCTCTTATCGCGCGGAGCTGACATGCGCAAACACATTTTCAACGCGATCCAGGCCCACGCCGCCGCGGAGTACCCGAAAGAGTGCTGCGGGCTGCTGATTGCCGTGGGCCGCAAACAGCAGTATTACCCGTGCCGAAACGTCTCTACCGAGCCAAACGAGGAATTTCGGATCGACCCGGAGGAATACGCGGCGGCCGAAAACATCGGCGAAGTGATCGGCGTGGTGCATTCGCATCCGGACGCCACAAGCAGGCCGTCACCGCGCGACCTGGCTATGTGCGAGGCGACGGCCATGCCGTGGCACATCCTGAGTTGGCCGGAGGGCGACTTACGGACGGTGGTGCCCACGGGCGAGACGCCGCTGCTGAAGCGACCATTCGTGCACGGTGCTTGGGACTGCTGGCAGGTCTGCGCCGATTGGTACAAGCGTGAATGGGGGCTGGAATTCGAAGCCTTCAAGCGCGCTGACGGCTGGTGGGAGAGCAAGGACAACACCAGCTTGTACGAAGCGAACTACGAGGCCGCCGGCTTCTACCGTGTTGACCAGCCGCAGCGCGGCGACATGATCGTGATGGAGGTGGGGCGCACGGTTTACCCGAACCACGCGGGGATTTTTCTCGGCTCCGATCCAGCACTGGCCGGCGAGGATGCCGAGGCATTCGGCCCCGGCCCGTTCCTGCTGCACCACCTGTACGGCCGGCCATCGGAGGTCATTGTCTTCGGTGGGCCGTGGCTCGACCGCACACGCCTGATCCTCAGGCATAAAGATTCACAACCAACCACATGATGAGAAAGGGGCGCTGGAGAGGGTTATGGAAAGAACTCGGGTAGATGCACCCATTACGAACCTTCAGGATCTCTCCGCGCGATTGTTCGCATATCGTCAAGCAGAGAGAGAATCGTGGAAATTGATGGATCGGGAGCAGTGGACGCTCCCAGAACAGCCTCCAAGCGCAGATGTTGGCGCGCCAGGATTCGGTCAACGGTCTCGCGATCAGGATGTGACTCAATAAGCGCTCTTACGGTGGTTGTCAGGCCGGTAATCTGGCTTTGCATGTTGAGCAGCATGGACATCAGTTGCTCAAATTCTTCTGCGGATAGGTTCGTCATTCCCTGAACTCCTAAGATTTGCGTGAGGGCAAGAGGCTACTATTGGAGGTCGGCAGGGCGTTACTGGCTTTTCATCCAGTCTGGAGCAAGGGCAAGGGCAAGGGCAGGCTAGCTATCGAGACTTGATGAAACCGAAGTACCGATGATAGCGTCTTGCCTTTAAACACAAGGATGAGCCCTAAATGACAAACAGAGTAAGCAATGGCGAGTTGAGTGCTTGGGATTCCTACTTTGCTGCGGCGATCACTACGGTTGCAACGCCCGGAACCTTAGGGAGTGTTGTTGAAAACGATGTCAAGGCAGCAGTCCGCAAAGCAGCCGTGATTGCGGATCTGATGATCGAGGCTCGTAAGTTGAGAGAGCCAAAATAATAAGTGAAGTCCGGCCCAGTGCCGGGCTTTTTCGTTTCCGCGTGCTCCGATGCTATCGTGGGCCATTTCCACAGGAGTGACCTGCATGAAGTTGATAGTAGGAGCGCTGGCGGTAGTGCTGTTGGCTGGGTGTGCATCGTCAGCTATTCCGGTTAGCCAGGCCGATCCGGTGCCGCGTGATGAACTGTACGCGTTTCAAACCAAACCAGCCGGCGAAAGCGGCAAGGTGACGGTCGTGCGGGACTCGGGAATGGTGGGATCTGGTTGTGACATCGTCGTGTATGTCGACGGCCGGAAGGCTGCGAAAATCGGCACTGGTCAGCGCGCCTCCTTTTACCTACCGCCGGGAAATCCAAGCATCGGAGCGGGTCTTGCGGGCTCTGGGCTGTGTGGCGGGGCAGCCATTCGTACGATTTCCGCCAATGTGCAAAGCGGCAAAGAAAGCCTCTACCGAATCAGCGGAGATATGAGCGGCTTCTTTCTTGGCCCGTACGTCGATTATCAGTAAGTGAATTCGCATTCAGCCGCCTTCGGGCGGTTTTTTTATGTCTGGAGAAAGTCATGCAATCGAGCATCGCTCACTATCAGCCGATGACCACGATCAGGCTGTCAGGGTCTCTTGCGGCCAAGTTTGGCAGGGTCCATCGTCGAGTGCTGGATTCTGGCCAGGCCTGGGAGGCGTTCCGAGCATTGAAAGCGACACTTGAGGGATTCAAGGAGGAGATTCAACGCCTCGATCGACTTGGCATGCGCTTCGCCGTTTTCCGCAACCGAAAGAACGTTGGTGAGGCGGAGTTCGGCTTGGGTGGCGCAACTGATATTCGAATCGTGCCGGTCATCCACGGAAGCAAGAAGGCCGGATTGATTCAGACCATTGTCGGCGCGGTTCTGATCGTTGCCGGTACGTTTCTTTCGACCACTCCATTTGGCGCACCACTGATTGGCGCCGGGATTGGTTTGGTTGCCGGCGGCGTGATCCAGATGCTCAGCCCTCAAGCCTCAGGCCTTAAGCAAAGCGCTTCCCCGGAAAACGCCCCGTCCTACGCCTTCGGCAGCGCCAAGAACACCACGGCCAGCGGCAACCCGGTGCCGATCTGCATCGGCGAACGCCGGTGGGGCGGAATGATCATCTCGGCCTCGATCCTGGCTGAAGACAAAGTGTAAGCAGGACAGCAAGACACCAACCGCCCGCGAGGCGGTTTTTTTATGCCTGGAGGAAAGCATGGGCGCAGTGGAACAGATTGAGATCTACGGCGAGAAGGGCGGCAGCAGCAAGCCGAAGTCGCCGGTCGAAGCCAGCGACAGCCTGCGCTCGACCAACCTGGCCAAGTTGCTGATTGCCGTGGGCGAGGGTGAGTTCGACGCCGTCCCGACCGAGTACGACATCTATCTGGACAACACGCCGATCCGCGATGCCAGCGGCAATTACAACTTCCCAGGCGTGAAGTGGGACTGGCGCCCGGGCTCCGTGGATCAGACGTACATTCCGGGCATCCCATCCGTTGAGAACGAGACGTCGCTGAACATCGAGCTGCGCAGTGATGCGCCGTGGGTGCGCTCGATCACCAACACCCAGTTGTCGGCTGTGCGCATGCGTCTGGCCTGGCCAGCGCTTCAGCAGTCTGACGATCAGGGCAACATCGGCGGTTACCGCATCGAATACGCCATCGACGTGGCCACCGATGGCGGCGCCTATCAGCAGGTGTTGACGGACGCGGTCGACGGCAAGACCACCACGCGCTACGAGCGCTCGCGCCGCATCGATCTACCGGACGCCACCACCGGCTGGCAGATCCGCGTGCGCCGCCTGACGCCGAACCAGAACAGCAACAAGATCGCCGACACCATGCTGGTGGCCGGCTACACCGAGGTGATTGACGCCAAGCTGCGCTACCCAAACACCGCGCTGCTCTACATCGAATTCGACGCCGAGCAGTTCACCAACATCCCGGCCGTGACCGTGAAGTGCAAGGCTCGGCGCTGGATGGTGCCGAGCAACTACGACCCGATCCTGCGCACCTATACCGGGACGTGGGATGGCTCGATGAAGTCGGCCTGGACCAATAACCCGGCGTGGATCACTTACGGGATCTGCACCGAAGAGCGTTTCGGCCTGGGCAAGCGCATCAAGCCGTTCATGGTCGACAAGTGGGAGCTGTACCGGATTGCCCAGTACTGCGATCAGCTGGTGCCGAACGGTCTGGGCGGACAGGAGCCGCGCTTCCTCTGCGACATGAACCTTCAGGGCAAGGCTGATGCCTGGTCGCTTCTGCGCGATATCTCGGCGATTTACCGAGGCATGACCTACTGGGCTCAGGGCCAACTGGTGATGCAGGCCGACATGCCGCGCGCGCAGGACTTCGACTATGTCTTCACCAGGGCCAACGTCATCGACGGGAAGTTCTCGTACGGCAGCGCATCGGCGAAGACCCGGTACACCCGGGCCCTGGTCAGCTACGACAACCCGGCCAACAACTACGACACCGACGTCATTCCGTTTGCCGACCTGGACCTGCAGCGCCGCTACGGCGACCGGCCGACCGAGCTCAGCGCGATTGGCTGCACCCGCGCCTCCGAGGCGCAGCGCCGTGGCAAGTGGGCGATCCTGAGCAACAACCAGGACCGCACCGTGTCGTTCAAGACCGGCATGGAAGGTGTGATTCCACTGCCAGGCCACATCATCCCAGTGGCGGATTCGTTGCTCGCAGGCCGTGAAGTTGGCGGCCGGATCTCGGCGGTGGCGGGGCGCGTCATCACGCTTGATCGGGATACGCAGGCCAAGGCCGGTGATCGATTGATCATCAACCTGCCCGGCGGGCGTGCTGAAGGCCGCACGGTGCAGAGCGTCAACGGACGCGCCGTGACGGTCACGACCAACTACAGCGAGCCGCCGGTGGCACAACTGCAATGGGCGCTCGACGCGGATGACCTGGCGATCCCGCTTTACCGGGTGCTGCGCACCAAGCGGACCACCGAGGGTGACTTCGAGATCAGCGCGCTCCAGTTCGAACCGAGCAAGTTCGCGCACATCGACACCGGCGCACGCCTGGAAGATCGCCCGATCAGCGTTATTCCGATCACCGTGGTGCCGCCGCCGGCTAGCGTCACCCTGGCGTCGACGTCGTCGGTGGTGCAAGGACTGGCCGTGGCCACCATGACCATTAGCTGGCCCGCCGTGGATGGCGCAGTCGGCTATGACGTGGAGTGGCGCAAGGACAGCGGCAACTGGATCAAACTCCAACGCACCGGCATGACTAACGTGGACGTGGTCGGGATTTACGCCGGCGCCTATGTGGCACGCGTCCGTGCGGTAAGCGCGTATGACATCACGTCAATCTGGCGCAACTCAATTCTGACCAACCTCAGCGGCAAGCAGGGATTGCCGCCGGCGTTGAGCTATCTGACGGCCACGCCACTGTTGTTCGGCATCTATCTGAAGTGGGGATTCCCGGCGGGTGCGGAGGACAGCCAGCGGACGGAGATCTGGTACGGCCCGACGACCAGCCTGGAGGCCGCTACGAAGCTGACCGATCTGGCGTACCCGCAGAGCGATTTCTCCATGCTCGGTCTGCGCGCCGGCGTCACCTTCTACTTCTGGGGCCGGCTCGTCGATAAGATCGGGAACATCGGTCCGTGGTTTCCAATCGGCACCGGCGTGCAGGGGCAATCGAGCGCCGACGCGGCGGCGATTCTGGAAATGATCGCCGGCGAGATCGGCCGCACTGAACTTGGCCAGGACATCCTCGACGAAATCGACAAGATCCCGGGCTTACAGGCGCAGATCGATGCGCTCGACGGGCTCAAGGGCTACGACCCGGAGGAGACTTACGAGGAATACGACCTGGTAGTACAGGGCAAGCGGATCTATCAGGCCACCGGCCCTGTGCCTATCGACACTCCTCCGCCGAATCCTGCGTATTGGCTCGATGTGGGCCAGACCGTGGAAACGGCAAATGGGCTGGCCCAGCAGGTAACAAAAAATACCGCAGACATCACCGAACTCGACGGCGAGGTAACCGCTCAGGCGACGGCGTTTCAGGCACTTCGCGCTTCCTATCGTGATGATGATAGCGATAGTGAGCTGGCCGACGTCATGAACAGCTGGACCAGTCTGGCCAGCGTTGCAGACGAGTCGAAAGTTCGGGCCTCTGAGGGCGAGGCGCTTGCCCAGCGCACCACCGCGCTCGACGCCAAAGCCGGCGAAAACGCGGCAAACATCACGACGCTTGATCTGGTCGTGGCGACCAACCAGCAGGCTACAGCGCAATCGATCACCCAACTGAACACGAAAGTCGGCGAGCAACAAACGGCGATCGAGCAGAACACGTCGATCGTCAACGACGTGAACGGCAAAATGTCCGCGAGCTGGTCGGTGAAGATGCAGTACAACTCCGGCACAGGCCAGTACATCGCTGCCGGGATCGGCCTTGGCATTGAAAACGGCCCGGCCGGATTGCAAAGCCAGTTCCTCGTCAGTGCCGACCGGTTCGCCATCGTCAACTCGATTGCAGGCGGCGCCGTGTCGGTGCCGTTCGCGGTTCAAGGTGGCCAGGTGTTCATGAACTCTGCGTTCATTGCTGACGCCTCAATTGGTAACGCCAAGATTGGGTTCTTCATCCAGTCGGACAACTACATCCCAGGTGTTCAAGGCTGGCGCATCGATAAGGCGGGCAACTTTGAGCTGAACAGCCCCCTTGGTGGCGGCGCCCGGCAGACCATCAACAACAACGGCGGCAAGGTGTTCGATGAGAACGGCGTGAAGCGTTATCAATGGGGGAATTTGAACGCATGAGTGATTATGGCGTGAGGATCTGGGGGGCTGATGGTGCCCTTCAGATCGACGAAAACTCGTTCACCATTCGTGTGGTTCTTTCAACGCTAGTGACCTTCAGTGGCGGGAAGTCCAATCAGGACTTCTCGGTTCCGGGAGTCGGGCCAGCCAACGGTTGCGCGATCGTTGTCCCGATCGGCCCTTACACGGACCTGCAACAGCAATTCGAAACAGAACTCATCGATAACGTGGCAAGGGTCTATAACCACACGCGTGGGTACGCCAGTACGATCGCGTCAGGGACGATGAGGCTGATCGTTATGAGGTTCAACTGATGTCGGGATACGGCCTTCAATTCACAAACAACAGCAACGTTGTGACCATAGATTCAGAGTTTGCCCGCTTGATGGTCATCGCCAGTGGAAGATATGCGCCGACAGAAGAAGGCGGCATGGGCTCAACAACTTTTTTCGCGAGCCCAGTGACATCCCAGGAGCCGCCGTTGGTTTTTGTAAGGCCTGACACTGGCCCTATCATTGCGGGACTGAGCAACATGAGGTTGATAGGGTCAGCAGGAAACTGGACCGGTTTTTATGTCCGGACATACAGCAGCGCTACCGCCCAGCCAAATGGACGCTACTTTGTTGCGGCATTTACGGCTCAAGCAGTAGCGCAGTACGGCATGCGGCTTTGGGACGGAACCGGAAAAATGCTGTTCGACTCTGGAACTCCGAACGCCACATTCACGCGAGCTTTCCAGAGCTGGACTTACGTGAAGTCGGACATGACCGATCAAGGCCTATACAGAAACTATTATTCAGTTCCGTTCAGTTTCCCCCAAAACGAATTCATGCTGATCAACAACTTTGGAATGACGATGGTTTCGGGGGGGACTATCCCCAGGCAGCTGTATTGCACTTGGGATTTCTCCACCGGCACGCTCTACGCCGTGACGGTAGCAGCCAACAATCCGTTCGCGTTTTTCCTCCCTGCGCTCTTCGCAAAGCAAACCGCTTAGCCACTCTATCTATAGGATTTCGCCATGCCCTGGTACAGATCAGGAACGGTTTCTGTCACCCAAAATTCCACTACCGTCATCGGCACTGGATTTTCCGCAAATGCACGAGCAGGTGACGCCTTTATCGGCCCCGACGGCCGTGAGTACGAAGTCGGGAACATTGCGAGCGATACCGCAATTTCGATCATTCCGGCATATCAGGGAGCTACAGCCTCCGGCGCGACCTACGCGATCATGCCGGTTAACGGTTACCAGAAAACGCTGACCGATCAAGTCCGAGCCTGGATAAACACCTACGGCACCAAAATGTCGTTGCTGGGCACGACCGGCAACTACGACACGCTGCCGATTAGTAAAGGTGGCACAGGGGCGACGTCGCAGCCAGCTGCGCAATCAGCTCTGGGGCTGGTTCCCACGACCAGCCGTCTCGACGTTACGACTGGTCGCATGGTGAAGGTCGGTGACTACGGACGTAACGGCGGGGCGAACATCGTTCAAGCCGCAAGCGTCGATGCAAACTCACTCCCAGTGCCAGCCAGCTATGTATTCAACGGCGGCGGTATCAACGTGCCGGAGTCGGCTTACCTGGACGTGATCAACCACGCGGCCGCCGGTTATTCCAAGCAGTTTGCGACTGGCCTTCTCACCGACAACTGTTACACCCGCGTCCAGAACAATGGGAATTTCGGGGCTTGGCGCCAGTTCGTTACCCGGCCGATCGGCGGCGCAATCACGGTAGCCGAAGGCGGCACGGGCGGCACCACACAGGCCACGGCCCGAACTGGGCTCGGGCTCAAGTCAGCGGCAGTGGCGGATATTGTGGGCCCGGTCAGTCAAGCGGCGGGTGTGCCGACCGGTGCCGTGATGAGCTATTCCATCGACACAACCACCGGCGACAGGAAAACGCTGTATGCCAATGGGCAGATGACCTTCGACGGCACCCGGCAGGCGAACGTGGCGGTGGGCCCCGGAGCATTTATTGCACCAGCGATTGCCCGCCCGGCGGAATTTGTAGGAAACGTATCGTCGTCCAGCGACCTTGCGTTTTTCACTGGCGGATCCGCAACTGGGAACCAGCTCTACGCAACACGTCAGTCGCTGACATCTTCGGCCAACCTGTATTTGGGGGCTTTCATCAACATGGGACGATCTCCAGCGACAGAGACCCCAAACCTTGCGCTTGGCTCGACGACAGCACAGAGCTATCTGTTCTGGTTCTCGTCCGTCGGACGCTGGTTCTAATCGAGGTTCACATGCCATACGCAGCAACCAACCAGATCAGCACGGCACCCATTGAGGGCGGCATCGAGATCACCGAAGAACAATACGCCGAGGCCGTGGCCAGCATTGAGGCCGGCAATTTCCTGTTCGTTTCGGTAGAGGGTGGGATTTTCAGCACCAGTCCGGCGCCACAACCGCCTGAAAGCCAGACTCCCGAAGAGCAGGCGCACTGGGACCGACTCAGCGAAATCGCGGGCGAGGACGCCTGGCGCACTGCCGAGGTCGCCTTCATCACCGATCAACTCATTGCGCTAGAGGATGGCGACCCATCGGCCATGCCCGGAACGATTCAGCAGTGGCGCGAATACCGAACCGCCGTCAGAGGCTGGAAGGACGGGGCGCCAAGCTTCCCTGATTCGTCGGCCAGGCCTTCGCGCCCAGCGTAACCAATTCCAACCCGCCATTGAGCGGGTATTTTTTCGCCTGGAGAAAGTGATGACCGTTACAGAAAAAGACCGCGACGTCCTTGCTCGCACGCTGTGGGGCGAGGCGCGCGGCGAGAGTCTGGCCGGCAAGATTGCCGTGGCCTGGACGATTCGCAATCGCGTGTTCGACGGCAAGACCAATTCATGGTGGGGGGAGGGCTACGCCGGCGTGTGCCAGAAGCCCTACCAGTTCAGCTGCTGGAACAAGGGGGACCCGAACTATCCATTCCTGAGTGGCGCGCGGGAGATCCCTTTCCGCGAACTGGCGCAGTGCCGGATTGCTGCTGACCAGGTAATCGACGGCAAGGTGTCGGATCCTACTGGCGGTGCCACGCATTACTACGCGCTCAGCATGAAGACTCCGCCAGCCTGGGCGGCCAAGGCGAAGCAGACGCTGTTGCTCGGTGGCCACGTCTTCTTCCGGGATGTGCCGTGATGGTGGTGCCGTGGCGAGTGATCGGCGCGGCCGCACTGGTGCTGCTCGGCGCCGGCAGCGCGTGGCAGTTCCAGGACTGGCGCTACGGGAAGCAACTGGCCGAGCAATCACGGCTGCACACCGAAACCCTCAACCAGCTGACCATGGCCGCTGCCAATGCGCAGCAGGCCGAGCAGGACAGGCGGCTGGTGCTCGAGCAGCGGTTGTCGGCCAGCGAACAAGCCCACTTCAGGAAAATGACTGATGCCCAACGTGACCAAGATCGCCTGCGCGATCGCCTTGCCACTTCTGATCTGCGGCTGTCAGTCCTCCTCGACGCAGCCGACGTTGCCAAAGGCTGCGGTGTGCCATCCACCGCCGGTACCGGCTGCGTGGATCATGCAGCCGTACGCGCCCGACTTGACCCGGCGCATGCTCAACGAATTGTCGCCATCACCGACGAAGGTGACCGGGGATTGATTGCACTCCAGGCCTGTCAGGCGTACGTGCGAGAAATCACGCGCTGATGGGGCGGATCAGGTCGGGGCCTTGGTTGCGGACATTGCCGACGGCGCGGTCGACCTTGAACCATTCGAAAGCCTCGGATGGCTCTCCCTGGTGCAGCACCATCTGCTCTGCGCGCTCTTTCGGTGTGGCCGGATCCAGCCATTCGCGGGCAAGCTCTGGCGGGAGAACTACCGGGCGCCGGTCGTGAATGTCGACCATGCCGCCCGCGCTGTCGGCGGTGATTATCACAAAGCCGTCGTGCTCGCCTGGGCCGTGCTCCTCATTAGGGTATTGGCCAATCGCTGCGCACAGGATCGGGGATTGGTCGCGATGCCTGATCAGGTATGGCTGCTTCTTCGGCCCACCTTCGTCAACCCACTCGAACCAGTTGTTGATCGCGATGATTGCCCGGTGCGGCCAGATGGTGCGGAAGAATGGACCGTGGGCGACTTTCTCGACCCTGGCGTTGATCGGTGCGGCGCGATCCTTGGCCCAGTGCGGGCGCCATCCCCAGCGGACCATGTCGGCGTGCAGGAACTGACCTTCCTGATGGAAGAGGGCAAGCTGGGCGGTCGGCGCGGCGTTGTACCGCTCGAGAGGCTGCTCGCCGGTTGAGTTGATCAGGGCGTTCGGCATGCTGAGCGCTGCCACGAAGTCGTGAATGCCGCTGTACTGGGAAAGTCGTCCGCACATTGCCAGATCCTCGCATGAGCTTTCAGCGTAGACCCGCTGGTGCCGGCTTTGTGACAAAACCTTTTCCGGCGCAGGTCTGGCAGTCATCGCGCGCGCCAAATCGATCCAGACACACAGGGCAGGTGCAGAACGCCGCTGATTCGATATGTGGCCGCACCTTTTCAAACGCATGCAGATCACGTTCCTCCTGCGCCACTTGAGCAGCATCTACCAGCGCGCGGTAAGTGTCTGGGTCATCGATGGGACTGTAGTCGACGCCACCGATGACCCGCTCAGTTTCGACCAACTGGTATTGCTGCCCATACATGGCCAGGATCAGTCCGGAAATTTTACCAATGTTCCTGGAGAGCCCCAGGTTGAGATGTATGCCTTCTGGGCCAGAGTAAACCTTCCCGTCGTACGCGGATGACGCGCCTCGCGGCGCGGCAGATGCGAAGTTGAATATGGATCTGCTGATGGTGCCCAGCAGCTTTCCGTTGTCGATCTGCACGACTTTGTAGGTCGACGCACCACGGTAATGGCCAGGCGAATTCTGCAGTTCCTCGACGGCGTGCCAGTAAGCAGCGTCGGCCATTTCGTTCATGTCGAACCGTTCAAGCTGGTCGATCAGTCCCTCTGTTTGCAGCGCTGCCGACATCTCATGAAGGGTTTCGCGGTGTCCCTCTGGGTTTTGCATGCGGAAATCTTGATCATCGAGAGTTGAGCGCCATCGCTGGAGTCGGAGGGCTTTCGCCTGGTTGAAATTCATGGGAACGGATTCACTGTACAAATGCTGTATGCATGTACAGTAATCGAGGAGCGAAGCGTCGGCGAGGGTGAAGCGACGAGCTGTCAATCGGGAGTCATGAGCACGGCCAGGGTCATATTGATGAATTCCTCATTCCGATCGATTGCGGTCAAAGACGCGCGAACGTTTTCTGCTACGTCGGCGGACCCGCGCTGCTCCACCCAGAGGGTAAGCTCCATGATGGCAGCCTCGAGGGCGAGCTGGTTTTCGTTGATTTTGTAGAGCAGGGAAGGGAGCAGATCAAAATTGGACAT